TCAACCGAGCCAAAGAGAGCCAGACCAGCAGGATGCCAGTCCGGTGCCCTTATTCCCCTTTGGGGGGAGTGGAAAACCCAATGATCCCAGCAGCTTGGAGGTCGCGATCCCGCAAGAAGTCGCGCATACGCAAGTATTTGCGCAGGGGGGGGGCGGGTGCTCGACCCCGCCGTCACCTAAACGCGGGACGTGTCACTGGTGAACACGCAGTCGCGCTAATTTTTTGAAACTAAGTTTGTAAAATCTGAACCAAATGACGCTGCCAAACATCGAACAAATCAAGAAGCTCCGCGCTGGCCCGCCAGCCGAGCAGTTCCTCCACCCCCACGAGGTGCCGGACTGGTCCGCCCTGCACTACCCATCCCTCGACGAGATCAAATCCTACCCCAGTCACCCCCGCCCCTACCTTTGGCCCCTGTTCGACCCCATCCACACCTTCGACCGCGAATACCGCATGCTCCGCCCAGACGTGTGCATCTCCGGCACGCGCAACTTCCGCGTCCGAGGTGGCTCCCGCCCGTGGCTCCCCAACGTCTCCCCCAGCACAACACCCCTCGGGCCACGGCGCGTGGCCCTCGACCACCTCGGCTCCGCCGTCAAGCACCTCCCGCGTTACATACCCCCGGACGCGCCCGTCATCAGCCACTGGTCGAACGAGTACCACCCCGAGCCCGACGCTCATGGCGCTGTCATCTACTGCCACTGGTGCGACCGACCCTTCGCCAGCCTCGGCATGGTCATGAACACCAAGGCCCGCACCTTTCCCACTGCCCCAAACGACCCCGACCAGCGGCCTCGCCACGGGTTCTGTTGCAGCAACTGCTCCGACTTATGGCTCGCTTACACTGGCATATGGCACGTCCGCGTCGCCCTACCCGTCAGGTACAACCGCGACCGCTTCGCCAAGCGCGAATACAAGGTCCGCCCCATCCGGGGCCGCACCAACCACAAGTTCCGCCTCAACGCGAAGTACCGCATCCGTTGGGACTTCCTGCACCGCTACGTCTCCACACAAGGAACCACCCTCCCCATGAACGACATCGTCTCAAGCCGTGGCACCCGAACGCCGCCCGTCACCAAGGTCCAGCGCAACAAGGTCCGCCAGCAAATTTACCGCGACACCGAAGACATGGTTCGCATGGCCAAGGCCGTCCTCGCGGGCGACCACGAGTGGAACTCCAGTCAGGTCCAAGTGTTCAAAACCTTGATGGGCAAAGTCCTACCCGACGCGCACGTCGCCGAGGAGCACACCGAAGAGGCCCAGACCCTCGACAATCTTTCGACCGAAGAGATCGAACGCCTCATCGCCGAGACCGAAGGCGTCTCCTCTTCCTCATCGCCTTCAGTCATCGACAACGAGCCCGCCCCAGCCATCAAGATCGTCCCCTCCGCAGAGGAAGACGACATCCTCTCAGTGGTATAAGGACCAGCAAATGAACGTAAGAAATCGCCAGAAAGACGCCATCCCCGCTAACATCACGGTGGAGGAACTCGGCAGCGCCATGGCGCAGCTCGACCTTCAGAACATTCCGCCCCACAGGCGGCATGAGGCGATCATGGAGCATCTCGGTCGCATCGCGTCCGAGACAGCCGCTCTACCTTCCGACCGCCGCAAGCTGATGACCGCCCGACTTATGAGAGCAAAGTTGTCCGCCAATGAGCCTCAGTAAGAAAGACAAAGCCGCCGCACTCAAGCGCCTCCTCGCGCTCCGCAAGGCCAAGGACAACTTCATCGACTTCGTCCGTCTTCTGCACCCGGACTGGAACATCCCCCAGTTCCACCTCGACCTTGCCGCGACCCTCGACGCATTCGGCAAGGACCAGCTCGCGCACCCAACGACCAAAGCGCCCGTGCGCAATCTCATGATTAACATGCCTCCGCGCCACGCGAAGTCCACGTTCTGCACCGAGCTCTTCCCGGCGTGGTACATGCTGCGCGACCCGCGTCGTTTCATCATGACCACCTCGTACAACAACGACCTCGCCCGTGGCTTTGGCCAGAACGTCCTCGCCAACGTCAAGCACCCCGAGGCCCAGAAAGCCTTCACCGACTTCGCCCTCAACCCCAAGCGCCAAGCGCCTCAAGAGTGGGCAACAGAAGCAGGCGGCGTCTACTACGGCATCGGCGTCGGCGGCACCACAGTAGGCCGAGCCGCGAACCTTCTCATCATTGACGACCCCATCCGTTCCCGCGAAGAAGCCGAGTCACCCACCATGCGGAACAAGGTGTGGGACTTCTACGTCGGCTCCCTCTCCACCCGTATGCAGCCCGAGGTATCCGGCCTTCAGCCCCGACAGATTGTCATTCAGACACGCTGGCACACCGACGACCTCTCAGGCCGCATCATGGAACTCGACGAGTGGGACGAGGAAGAGTGGCTCCACCTCAACATTCCGGCCCGCCGCGAAGTCCCCCTAGAAAAGCGGCTGGCTCGCATGACCCTACCGGAAACCCACGAGCTCTACCTTCCGATCCAGAAGTGGTCGGACTCCAGCGAGGAGGACCGCTACGTTGGCCCCGGCACCACCCGCCCTGACGCCACCCTCCAGAAAGCTCTATGGCCCGGACGCGGCTTCGACCTCGAATGGCTCCAGAAGCGCGAGCGTCTCAGCCCGCACGAGTTCCACGCCCAGTACCAACAGTCGCCCTACATCCGTGGTGGTGGCATCATCAAGGACCACTACTGGACCTATTACGAGCCCGAGCGCACGCCAGAAAACTTCGCCAGCCTCATCATCGGCGTAGACACGGCCTTCACCAAGACGAGCCGCTCCAACTACACCGTGGCCCTCGTCGCTGGCCTCAGCCAGCAGGGTGACATGTACATCCTCGAGGTAGACCGTGGCCGCTGGGAAAGCCCCGAACTCAAGCGCCGCCTCGTCCATCTCAACAACCGCTGGCGCGGCAAGGGGCTACGTGGCTTCTACATCGAGTCCGTGACCTCCGGCACAATGATTATCCAAGAGCTGCGCCGGGACAGTGGCATCAACGTCCTGCCCTACCAGCCACGCGGCAAGGGCGACAAAGAGGCCCGCGTCCACTCTATCCTACCCTTCCTAGAGGGTGGCCGCGTGCTCCTGCCCAGCCGTTCCAAGTGGCTCGACACCTTCGTGGAAGAGTGTACCGCCTTCCCCTCAGCCAAATACGACGACCAAGTCGACGCCCTCTCCATGACCATCGACGTTCTCAGTCGTCAGCACCTCGCGCCCTTCGAAGATCAACTGGCCAGCACCGGCCCCCTCAGCACGTCCGCCTACGGCTCCAGTCTCAACGATCAGCTCGGCAATCTTGGCCAGCCAAATCAAAAGAAAAAATCCTGGGCTGGCTTCGGCATGTCCGCCTACGACGACGACCTCAAGCGACCCATCAAACAAAAGCGCTGAGGACGACACCCCGCGCCAACTGAGTCACAAACAAACCCATGGCCACATCATATTTTGGCGACTACCGCTCGTCCGCCAGCGAGCAACTCGAAAGCACTCGACAGATCGCTGACTTGAGCGACCACGCGCAAGCACTCGAGGCCAACATCGACATCAGCGACCTGCTCACAGACGAGCAGGAGCGCAAGATCGTGCAGTACGTCAAGTCGTGCTCCGAGATGAGCTACGCCAAAATCTCCCAGCGTTACCCTGCATGGCTCGAGGCAGACCGCGCCCACGACGTTTACGTGCCGCCAGACACGACCGAGTTCCGTGAAAAGGCCGTCATGTCGGACACCCGCGCCATCGCGGACACCGTTTTGACCTACCAGATGGCCGCACTGACGGGCCGCAACCCGATGTTTATGTTGGAGGGTCTCAACCGAAAGAGCCGCAACGCCGCCGTGGTCCTCGAGCGCGTCCTGCACCAGCACATGCGCCGCACGGCAGGAGAGGCCAAGCTCCTCCAGATGCTGCAAGACGGCATTCGTTATGGCTTTGCCCCCACGAAGATCGTGTGGAACGGGCAAGACAACACCAACCACATCGTCAACATTGACCCTCGCCGCTGCTTCCCAGACCCCCGCGTCCAGTGGGGCGAGTGGGACCGCATGCAGTTCGTGGTCAGCACCGAGTACATGTCCACCTCGGCCCTGCTCAGTTCAGGCATGTACCCGAAAATGATGAAGTACCCGGCCCTCAGCGAGAGCCGGACCTCCACCCGCACGGGTTGGAACAGCCACAAGAACCACAAGGAAGTCACGCAAGGTCTCAACGTAGACCCGGTCTTCAACCCCACGACACAAGACAGCAGCCTCTTCCAACTAGGCTCAGCTCGAACCGTAGACGAAATCTGGTTCCGCGTTCAGGGCTGGGAAATCGGCATGCCCCAAGCGGGCACCGTCTACCTAACAGCCACGATCCTCGACGAAGAGGTCTGCATCCGCTTCCAGCTCAACCCCTACGGCAAGCAACTGCCCTTCGTCTTCGGTGGCCTCTACCACGACAGCCACAAGACCTACGGCCAGAGTCTTTACGACCTCCTTCTTCCGATGCACCACATCGCGACGTACCTGTTGCGCAGCCGGATCGACAACATCTCAGCGACGATGACCAACCTTATCTTCGCCGATCCGAGCCGCATCCACATCAGCGACCTGATCGACCGTAACCCATTCGGCATCGTCCGAACCCTTCCGGGCACCAACCCCGGAGAGGGCTTGTTCATCAGCCAAGTGCCAGACGTAACCCGTGGCCACTTCCAAGACATCGCCCAGATGGCCGACCTCAAGCAGCGCGTCTCAGCAGCAAGCGACGCCCAGCAAGGCGTACCCACCAGTGACGTGCGCACGGCCACAGAAATCCAACGCCTGACCCAGCTCGGCTCCCAGCGCCTCGGTGTTCTCAGCCGCCTCACCTCGGCCCAGACCATCCGTCCCATGGTCCGCATGATGATTGGAAACATTCAGGACGCAGTGTCCGCCTCCGGCGAGATCCAAGTGAGCCAGAAAGCCCTCCCGGCCAACCTCCAGTCCATCACCAATGACGGCTACCTCGACTTCAATCCGGCCATGCTGGACGGCGACATCGACTACCTCGTCATTGACGGCTCACTTCCACTCGAGCCGACCCGCGATCCGAACGTGTGGATGCAGATGATCCAGATCATGAACCAGACCGGGCTCAACATGGAGTTCGACATGTCTCAGATCACCGAGGAAGCGATCCGTTCCATGGGCGTCAGCGACCTCGACCGCTTCCGCATCAGTCCCGAAGAGCTCAAGCAGAACGGCCTCAGCCCCTCCCAGCAGATGGCCATGGCCCAAGCCGACCGTGGCGCGACGGGCAAGATACAAGAGGGCGAAACAATCCAGCGAGAAGTCGAGCGAGGCAACCTCGTTCCCGCCAACCGCTAAGGACGACAGTCGCCCTCAGCCTCGGCCATAGTGCGCGCACCAACAGAAGGACGCGCACTATGCCGTACAGCACCAAAAAAGCACCCGCCCGCAAGCCAGCCAAAGCCAAGGCAGGCAAAGCATCCTCCGCCCGCAAGGTCGGCGCAACGAAGCCCGGCATCATGGGCAAGCGGAAGTAGCATCATGGCACGCGGTCTCTACGACAACATCAACGCCCGCAAGAAGGCGGGCAAGTCCCGCTCGAAGTCCAAATCGACCATTGACCCCAAGGTCTACAAGTCGATGAAGGCCAAGACGGGCAAGTTCTCAGCCAAGAAGAAGAAGTAACCATGGCAAAACCCGCGAAAGGCAAAGCCAAAGTCAAGGTCACGGCCAGCGGCAAGCGCGTGAGCTACGGCCAAGCGGGCAAGGCCAAAGGCGGCGGTCCCCGCGTCAAGCCGGGCAGTTCAAAAGGTGACAGCTACTGCGCAAGATCGGCTGGCCAAGCTAAAAAGCACCCAGCCGCCGCTAAAGACCCCAACAGTCCCCTGCGCCTATCCCGCAAACGCTGGAAGTGCTCGGGCACCAAGAGCAGGAAGTGACATGACCGACCGTCTCGACCCCAACAAGAACATCGTCCTCCGGGCGCAGCTTCAAAACCTGCAACCCAAAGAGCGCGACCTGTTCCACACGCTTCTCGGCGCTCTCCGCGAGGAGATCGAGGCCGAGCATGGTCGTGTCACGACCTACCTCTCCGACGCCCGCAAGACCATGGCCGATCTGAACCTCCGCCACGACAGTCTCGAAGGCGAGATGACCCGTTTCCTCGACGACCTCAAGCGTGAGCCCACTCGCGCGGCGGTCATCAAGTATATGAAGGACATGGGCATCTACTAATGAGCCACGTCACCTCCTCATCAGGTTCCGGCTTTAATCCCACTCGGCCACCCGCCGACAGGATCAGGTTCGTCAGCACGTACACTGGCGAGCACAACCTCGACACGTACCTCGAGCACGCCGAGCGAGGGGGCCGCAGTCTCAGCGACCTGCTTTCCGATCTATTCAACGCCGCTGGCGATTTCAACGGCGACCTGTTTCAGTTCCGCCAGACCTCTGGCCAAGTGCAAGTCCGCGTCGGCACCTACACCTCTGGCCAGCCAGAAGCGGGTTGGTCCACTCTGACGCCCACGCTTCGCGCATCGGGCAGCTTTGTCACCCAGACGGTCTACAACCAGCTCGAACTGGTAGGCGTTGGCTCCAAGCTCTACATCGTCAACACCGATGGCCAGTCCTATGCCAGCCAAGCGGCCTTCGAAGCCGCCTCGACCACCGACCTTCTCTTCGACGCGGCCACCTTTGGTGACGCCTCCGAGGCCATCGCCATTCAGAAGGCGGCAGAAGCCAGCCAATCTGCAACGAACGCGGCCACGTCCCTCGCCTCGGTCACGACCGCCGTTACTGCTTTTGAGACGCCGACCACGGGCTCACTGGCTGTCGCCCAGGCATCGGCTACCTCGGCCACCTCGACCAAGGCCCAAATCGACACGATCTACGCTGACATCCAGACGATCCAAGGCAATGTAAACAGCAACCTGCTTCAGTCAGGCACCAACCTGAACTCGGCTACAGCCCTCATCCAGCAGGCCACCACGGACCTGACCGCGCTCACGGCCATCGCCACCCAGCAGACCTCTGACATTTCTGCCGTCCAAGCTGTCGCGAACCAGAACCAGACAGCGCTCAACTCAGTCACCACTCAGCAGACCGCTCTGACCGCCTCGGCCAGCAGCATCAGTGCCACTCAATCCCAGCTCACGACCGACCAAGCGCAAGTCACCACGGATGCGGCAGCAGCCACAGCCGTTCTGACCGACAGCGGCTTCATCGCGGTCAATGCGGCTCTCAGCGGCTCCATTGCCACTGTGTCCTCGAACATTGCGGCCATCAACACGCTCAACACGTCATTTGCAGGCGTTGTAACGGGCGGCACCACCATATCGGCCTTCGCCTCAGCCGCCAGCACGCTCCAGCCCCGCGCTTCAGACATCCAGACCGTGGCGACCAACATCGACAGTGTTGTTGCTGCCGCACAGGTAGCGGACATTGGCGCGGCCCTCGAAGGGGCTCTCGTCATTGGCCCACTGATCCTGACGTAAGGAAACCACCATGCCCTCGACCCTCACCGCTCACACATGGCCTCCGCAGACAGGGCTATCTACGACGCAGCTCCATACGGTGTTTGGCCCCGCTCCAAACAGCGCGTCAGACAAATCGACCCTCATCACCTGTCTGCGCGTTGTGAACACGGCGACTGACGATCTTTCGGTGGAGTACGACCTCAAGGTCAACGGCCAGTACCTCATGCGTGGCGCACACGTTTTGCCCCGAGGCATGGAGGACTTGGCCCCCGGCGGGACGACGCTCGTTCTCAACAAGGGTAGTTCTGTCGAGATCAAAGTCGGCACCACCGACGGCATAGCCGTTCACCTCGACGTAATAACCCGGAGCTAGTCATGACCCGTTTTGGCGACAGTGCAGGAGGCGCAAGCGTCCTCGACATCAGTAGACTAAGCTCCGTCTCCACGGAGATTGCCTCCCTCGGCGCTCAAATCGCGGCGATCACAAACCTCGGCACTGTCACGGGCGAGATTACTGCTCTCGGAACGTCGGCAAACGTGGCCACCCTCGCCGCTCTGACCACAACGGACAGCAACGGCGACACCGTTGCCCTCCCCGGCCTCAGCAACGTGGCGAGCATCACCACTGAAATTGCCGCGCTCGGCACCACGACTAACGTCTCGAACATCAACTCCATCGCCACGTCAGTTGTCAGCGGCACCAGCCAGCTCACCCTCGACGCGGTGGGCAACGCTCTGACCAACGTGAACCTTGTCGGCGGCTCCATAGGCAACATCAACGCGGTCGCCACTTCTGGCGCGATCCTTTTCAGCGCTCTCTCCGAGACGCCTGCTGCGCCAAGCCCCGCCAACGCGAACAACGGCAAAGGCTTGAAGTACGACGCCAACGGCAACCTCGTGCTCGCGGACATCGTCGAAACCACCGCCTTTAACGCTGCCCTTAACGACAAGCAGGACAATTTAGGCCCAACCGTAAGCGTAGACGTGGACGACTTGGACATCTTCGGCATCGTGAACGGGAGCGTTCTATCAGGACAATCGGGTAGCCAAACGTGGAGCACGAACGAAAAGCAGACGGCCATCTACACGGCCAGCGGCACCACTCAGATTACCCTCAGCGGGCATACTGGCCTGTCTGCCGGAACTGGCCTCACGCTCATCATCATTGACGCGCAGGGCGCGAGCTTGAACTCGACGCCCATCGACGTAGGGTCCGGCCAAACCATTAAATACGCGGCAGGTACACCCCCAACAATCAGTGGTGCGTCTGGCACGGGGCAAGTCCTTGTTGTGTCCCTTCTCAGCTTGGGCAGTGGCAACATGCTCGCAAGCTACGTGACCGTGGAGTAACATCTTGCTTCTCAACACATTCCAGTTCTCAGGCGTCTCGCTCGTCGGCAACGACCTCTACGTGGCTCTGTGGGGCGGCGCTGGCTCTCAGTCGCTCTTTTACTATACAAGAAAAGGTGCACACCTATATTACCAGCACGGTGCTCACTCCGGCTCAGGCGGTCTCGTACTCGCCAAAATCACTGGCGTTGCGGCTGATCAGTCTGTGCGCCTTTACGCGGGTGGCCGAGGGCGGACCAACGCCAACGAAAAGGTTGTTGGCTCTGGTCGTTTTCGCGTGTCGGGCAGAAACGCAAGAGCATATTCCAGCGGGTCTGGCGCGGCTTCGGCACTCAGCATAGTCGCAGCAAACGGCACCGAAAGCTGGCTCCTCATTGCCCCAAGCGGGGCAGGCTACGGTGGGGGGTATAAACCAAACTATCAAACATACGCGGGCAACCACCGTAACGGGGGGCATGGTCGTTTTGATGGGCAAAGCCTTGGTCGCGCTACAGTCGCTCACGCGACTCGACCAACAGGAACTGGGGCTGGTAGCACTTACAACCCATGGAACAAGAACGGCCAATCCAACGTAGTCCATGCAACCGCCACCCCCGGAGGCGAGCCCGGCCACACACCGCTTAACTCGGAGTTCGAATACCCTCTCCTCGGGCGGTATGGGGAAGGGTTCGTCCACAGAAACTATAGCCCCCGAGGAGGGGGTGGTGCCCCGGATGGCGCAGACGGCGCATATAGGGCGGAAAGCCAAATTGCTGAAGGCGGCACGGGCGGGATCGGCTATGTCGCAGGGTTCGGCTCTGGAACTTACGCGCAAGAAACGCTGGGCTCTGGGTCTTTCGGAGGCATCAGTGTTGAGTTTGTCGCCTTCGATGGCCGAGAAAATATTGTCGGAGACCCCAGCAGCCAACAGCAGTTTGACCGCGTAGCAGCGCTTCGCGCCGCGTCCTCAGACGCTGGCGCGCTCGTCACCGAGATCACAAACGCTCTGGGCTGGCAGACTTCTCCGGCGTCCGGCAAGGCAAACTGGCCCCCGGAGATGCAGGACCACGGCTCCCCCTTTTCCATCGCGGAACTCGACCTTTCCAGCGCCACATACTTCGACACGCACACACAAGGCTCCAAGACCTGCGTGCCATACTGGCCCGGTCAAACTGGGAGTCCCTACAACAACAACGCAACAGTCATGTCGAAAAACTATATCCAACGCTCGCTGGCCATTCCGGGCAGCATAGCAGGTGACTACGCTTCCTACTGGTCCAACCCCGGCGCAGCCATGCTGCGCGTTGGTCAGGATGGGGTTTGCGTCGGCTTTAATGGCGTGGACGACACAGGGGCCGAGGCAACGGTATCGAGCGAAGGCCAGTCCCAGATTGGCAGTGATGGGACCGAAACAGACGGGGCGCAGTGGCAACCATATGGCGGCGCGAACTCGTCTCAGAGCTTACCCCCAGCCAGCAATCTCTTTAACCATTCGGCGTCTATCGCGCCGTCCACCTCTACTGCCTCTTGGTCTGACCTTTTAAGCGAGCACTTCAGTCTATCGACGAACACCGTGACGCACTCGGCTACCGATGCGGTGCGCGGCTTCAGCCTTCAGCATGCAGGCGGCACGACATCAGACATCCTCCTGCAAACCAGAGACAACGACGCGGGGCTCTACGAGCTAGACATGGCCGACGCCGCACGAGCTTGGGTGGCGGGCTCAGGAACGTCGGGCATACCGAGCAGCAGCAGCATTCGGCGCAAGTTGGCCATCTCCCCCGTTTCGGACACGCTGGTCATTGGCGACTCCGCCGGCCCCCAGATCATCGACCGCGAGGTGGACCCACCAGTCGTCTACAGCCGAGACAACACGGGCACCGCCATTGGCACCACTCACCGTGGGCTTACAATAGACCCCTTTAACTATGCGTACTTGGCTGACGACGCTGGAAACCTCGATGTCTTTGACCTAGACGATTTGGCGAACAACGCGCCCATCACTTTAGCCTTGCCCAACGCCTTCAACCGCACGACGAATACCAATCGTTTGGGTGGCATCGCTTACGACCACCAGCTCGACCTTCTCTGGTACTCTTACGACAGCCGCGTCAGTTGGCTGCGCATCGACCGAAACGCGGACGACGAGCCTACGGGTTTTTCTGATTTTTATTTGAACGATACGGGCACCTACTACCTCGACCGCACGTTGGGCACTTACAGCGGCGACGACATCCACTGGGTCTCTCCTGCCCTCCTCCTTCAAACCGATGGCACGAACGCCCGACTCCTCGACGTGAGCAGCATCGCGCCGAACTTTAATGGCGTTCTACGCACTCTCTCCGGCACACAGGGCCAAGGCGATTTCGTCTTTTCCATCTGGGGCGGCGGCGGTGGCGGTGGTGGTAAGGGTGACAGCTCGACCGCATCTACCGAGGACGGCGGAGCAGGCGGCTCTGGAGCATTTGTCGAAGTGCGCGTCACGACCCCCGCCATGACTGGCCAAGACATCACCTTCGGGGTTCACGTTGGCGAAAAGGGCGGTGGAGGCAGGGGCACTACCTCTGGCGGCAGCGGGGGCGGCGGTGGCGGTGCTTCTGTCCTTTACGTAAAAGTGGGCTCGACCTCAGTTCCAATCGCGTTCGCAGCGGGCGGAGGCGGCGGAGGTGGTGCTGGTGAGACGGCATTAGCCGATGGCGGCTACGGCGGCTCGGCGGCAGGCGTCACACCGTCTACGGGCGTGGGCCTTCAAGCGCAGGACGGCCTCGGGCCAAACAACAGCCAAGCTGGTGACGGCGGGGGAGGTGGCGCTGGTACTTCGGCAGGCGTCAAGGCCAGCAGCGCAAACGCTGGTGCAACCCCCCCTACGAAGTCTACGAGTACAAGTGGCCAGACTGGCGGCAAAGGCGATAATGCGAACGCCTCGACTTCTGGAGGCCAAACCAATGATGGGCAGAGCGTGTTCAGTGCCTTGGGCGGGAGGGGCGGCAACAGTGCCAGCTCCGAAGGCGGCGGCGGGGGCGGCGGCGGCGGGTTCTTTGCTGGCGCGGGCGGCGAGCATGCGAGTGGCGGCAACGAGTCTGGCGGCGGTGGCGGTGGCGGGTCGAGCCACGTAGCCATTGGAGATCACACCATCGAAGGCATCACCATCACCGTGGTTTGCTTGCGAAGCGAAGGTGGCACCCTTCAGACTGGCGCTCCAAGCGCCGTAGCCCAGTCCGCAGGCTCGACTCAACACTGGTCCACTTCAAACACGTATGGCGCGGGAGGAGATGGCGCGCCGGAAACCTTGAGTAATGCTCGAGACGGGTCAGACGGCTCCGACGGAGCGATCTTGATGGGCTTTTACCCGAAATCGACGGCCAACCAAACCCGCGCCTCACACGACAACACCCTCTCGGTCTACGAAGAACCAGCCCGAGACGTTTAAGGAAAAGAAAAATGACAGAAGCAAAATCATGGTACGCATCCAAAACGGTCTGGACGGTCCTCGTCATGTTGGCGAGTGTTGCGGCCCGCAACCTTGGCATCGACCTCGGCCCTTTCGAGGCTGAAATCTCCGGTCTCCTGCTCGACGTTGTCGCCCTCGCTGCGGGTGCCGCTGCTCTTTGGGGCCGGATCAGCGCCTCGGCCATGCTGACTTCCTAGCGGGACGACACTCGTCCCTTCGCCACGGTAGTCTCGCGCTAATCACAGTGCGAGATCACCATGGCCTTTACCCGTCCCACCGCTGACCAGCTTGTCTTCCGCTCGAGCAACAACGGCATCCAGAACCTCGACGACTACCTCGAGGCGACCGAGCTCGGCGGTCGTACCCTTGGCGACTTGCTGTCTGACATCTTCGACGCCTCGGGTAACTTCGCCACTTCGGCGTTCGAGTTCCGCCTTGAGGATGCGACCCGCAGCCTTCAAGTTCGTGTCGGCACCTTCAGTGACGCGAACACAGGTTGGACCAGCCTCGGCACAGTCTTCAAGCCCGTGGGCGTTTTTACGGCGGGTGTAGACTACAACGTCATGGACGTGGTCGGCGATGGCACCGACCTCTACCTCGTCAAAGAGGCAATCACGTCCAGCGACAGCATCTCCACCTCCAGCCAGTTCATCGCCAGCAGCAAGACATTTCGCATTCTCACAGGCGACAGTGTAAGCGCAGCATCGCAGTACGCGGCAAACGCAGCAGCCTCAGTGGCCACCACAGGCGGGCATGTAACAGCCACTCAAGACGCTAGAGACCTTGCTCTCGCCTACGCATCTGGTACGCCATCAGACGGCACCCTCTCAGCTAAGACCTACCGCGACCAAGCCAGCGGTTTCCGCGACGAGGTTTTTAACTCGTCTGCGTTCAGCGCCGTCAGCGCTGATCTCCAACTCAGCAGCTCGGACAGCGTGCTCAAGCAGGTAGAAACAGACCTCGCAGACATCACGACCCTCGTCTCTGGCGTCGTGTCCGGCAGCAACCCCTCGCGCACAAACCTCGCAGACCTCAACTCGGTCGCGGCTAACATGGCCAACGTCACCACGGTCGTCGGCCTCAGCACCGCCATGTCGGACATCAACGCCTTCAGCACCCAGATCACGGCTGTCGGCAACGACTTCCTCGGCAGTCAGAACATAAACGAGGTGGCGACAGTAACCAGCGCCATCGCCACCATTGGTGCTGACCTCGCCCTTGACGCGACCTCAGAAATCCGCAAGTTCAACGACGGCCTCTCTGCCACCATCGACAACCTGACCATCAATGGTGTGGCCAAGGGCGCGGTCTATCAGGACACAGGCAACCTGAACCACTTTGACCTGACCCAAGCGAACAACTTCTTCCTCGACATGGCGGGCCACGCGAGCTTCGCGGACGCCACGACGAACGCAGTCGATCTTGTCTTCCTGAACGCGCACCTTTGTAACAACATGCAGCCGTTCACGATCAGCATCAAACAAGACGGCTCGTTCAACAGCTCTGGCACGACCCCCGCCCCTGCTCTCGCCATGGCTGGCACCAACTTCGGCTTCAGATACCCGAACGGTGTCGCGCCCGCATTCACCACGACGGGCACCGACATCATCACCATCAGCGGTTACGTCCTCGACCCCGAGACGGATAACAACACCGCCACCATCGTTATTGGGCACATGGTCAACTCGTAATGGCTATTTTCAACTTACCCATGGCCACCCTGACTGACCTTGACGCCCCAGTCATCACGGGCACCACGGTAGGCACCTCGACCACTATCAGGGAAGACGCGGGCGCTGGCTCCTACTTGACCACGTTCCTGACGGCCTCACCTGTTGCCAGTTTCGCCATTGTCAGCAACCCCGGAGACCTGTTTGCTGTCGCCGTCAACGGCGGCTTAACGGTGAGTGGGGCACTCGACTACGAGACCGCCTCGTCCCACACACTCACCATTACGGCCACGGACTTCGTCGGCCTGACCAGCTCGCCATTCACCTTCACGGTCAACGTCCTCGATCTCGACGAGAACCCGCCTGTCCTCACGCTCGACACCTCCGCAACCAACCTTACTCAGATCGACGAGTACATCAGCCAAGCCACGCTCGTCGCGACTTTCGATGTAGTCGATAACGATACCTCGAGCGGACGAGTGGCGACCACCTCCACGCCAGCGACAACGCTGGCTCGAGAGTTTATCCCCTACATCACAATTGGTGGCGAAACTGTCCCTCTCTCCACCGTAGCCTCAGTCGCCGAGACTGCTGACATCACGCTGTCCGGCGATCCCGGCGCGCAGAACTTTTACACTGAGTGGGATTTCACCAGCTCGACAAATGGTAAGGTCAAAATCTACGCCTCGGAGGGTGGTGCATTGGCGGGCGGCGTCACTGGGGACACCGACGTGACTTTGACCGTTGGCATCTCTGACGAAGCAGGCAACTACGGGTACGCCAACTACACCGTGACCGTCATCGAGACACCCGACCCAGCGATCTTCGTGCCCGCTGTGCTGAAAAACCGTACAAACACTTTCAATCTTCAGGAAAACACCCCAAACGGCCAAGGGCAAATCAACCAGTACGAGGCGACAGGCACCGTCCCTCACAACTGGAGCGTCCACGGCGCTGACGCTGACAAGTTCACAGTCAGCTCGAGCGGCGCGTTGTCTCTCGTTGACCCGCTCGACTACGAGGCGCAGTCGTCTTATTCGTTTACCGTCCGCGTGACGAACTACTTCTATGGCCCAGACGGCGAGATCGACCAGACCTACTTCGACGAGGAAGACTGCGCGCTGACCGTCATCAACGACACGACCGACGACCCTCTCAACGTCGAGATCGGCTCGAACATGGACGGTGTGATGCACGAAGATAGAATACGGAGCGCCGGAGACCCTCTCGGGGCGATTGGCGGGCGGCTCTTTACGGCGTGCACCAATGTGTTCGGAGGTGACGACGCTTTTACCAACTCTGTGTTCTGCGAGATTGATCCAACGACCGGAGACTTGACGGTTATAAAGCAACTTCCGACTGGCGATGTTGACTTCATCGCTGACCACATGATTACTCGCGGTAGCCAGCTTTGGGCGCGATATTTCAATCTCAGCAGCCCAAATGGCGGGCTCATAGCCCTAAGCCGAAATGGTAGCTTTAACCTGCGCGCCATGCTCTACGACCAGACCATAGACCGTGACGACCAAACGAATGGAAGGTTCTGGAGTGAAGGGAGGTTCCTTGACCCTGAAGACCAAAATTTCTGGGGATATTACAAGAGCGACAGCACTTGGATGAACATCGACACCCAAGGAAGGAAGGTGGGCTCTTTACGTTATAAGAACTACCGCCCTAGTGCACCCGAGCAGGATCCAGCCGCAGAAGGGATAGCCGTAGGGCCGTACTTCTACACTTCGTCATTCGACCCTGACGATAATCGCTCGAACCTAAACTGCTACATTCGCCCCACAGCGCAAACATTGAACGATGGCACCGCGTTCGATTTTGTCGGCCACGCGAGGGTAAGGTTCCCATTTTCTACTGACAACGGTTACGTCCAAGGCATGGCCGTGATTGGCACCACGTTATACCTCACCGCACGCAGCACCAATCTCAGAGCCCGGTTGGCCAGCTTCAACCTGCCTAACCCTGACGATCCGTTGGCTACGCTAACAGGCGTGTAAGGACGACCCCCGCTTGCGCATCCGCTAACTTCGATCATCACGATCACTGGAGCCTAGCAGATGGACCTCGAGAGCCGAGTTCAGACAATCGAAGTCGAGACCAAGGAGTTCCGCCGAGCCCTCGACGACCTCAAGGCCGACCACGACGAGCTCCGCAAAATGGCCATCGAGCTCGCAGGCATCAAGAAAGACATCTCCTACGTCATCGACGCTCAGACCAAGGTCCAAGGGATCGTCTCCAAAATCTTCGTCGGCATCTTCATTGCCATCGCGGTCCAAGTCGTCGGCTTCGCAATGAATGGTGGCTTCGTCCTCTCGTAAGGAACACGACATGTCCCCCGAACAATTCAAGCGGCCCAAGCGTCCAGTAACCCGAGTTTTCATCCATTGCACCGCCAGCTCCCGGCCCGAGCACGACAACGTCGAGACCGTCCGCATGTGGCACAAAGATCGTGGTTGGGCTGACATTGGCTACCACTTCATGATCCACGGCAATGGCGGCATCAGCGCGGGCCGTGACATCGAGAAGACGCCAGCCGCACAAAAGGGCCACAACACAGGCACCATCGCCATCACCCTCCATGGTGGCCAGTATGGGGCGGACGACTTCTCGCTCGCCCAGCGCAAAGCCCTCGTAAAGCTCTGTGACGCCATCGACGACGCCTACGGCAGCGACATCACCTTTCATGGCCACGAGGAAGTTGCGAACCGAGCGTGCCCAGTCCTCGACTACCGCACCCTCCTCAACCTTGGGCCCAATGGCTACATGCTGCGCAGGCGCAGAAGCCTCGGCAGCAGCCGCACGATCCGCACGGGACGAACAGGCATGGCTACCTCGACTATAGGTGCAAGTGGCCTGACGGTGGCAACCGCCTTCGAGATGGTCAAGAACGCACGCACGACGGCTGACGAGGTGAGCACAAACCTCGACTGGCTGCTCGCGCAGCCGCTGTACGTCTGGGGCATTTTCGGCGCGATCATCCTGTTTGCCGCGCAGTCTCTTTACTTCGGTCGCATCAACTTCTTCCGCAAACAGGACCACGAACGCGGATACAAATAATTGGACGGACGCGAAGCCAAAGAACTTGTGAAGGCGCTCGAGAAACTTCGAGACAGCCAAGGTTGGAAAGACCTGACCCGCATCATGAAAGCCGAGGCCGTCGAGGCGGCACTCAAACTCGGCGACAACCCGAACATGACGGTCGCGCAAATGCACTTCTGTCGTGGAGCAATCGCCAGCACCAAGGCGTTGCTCGCCCTACCGGATGCTCGCATCCAACAACTCGAAAACGAACTGGCCCTAATGGACGCTACGGCTTCCGCTAAACAGTCTCGCTAAGGCCGGACAAGGAAAACAAAAATGGCTAACGACGACATCGACCGCCTCGCCCAGATGGGCGGCATCCCTGCGCCTCAACAACAGAGCGCTCCTTCCCCCACCGACAATCGTGAAGCAATCGAAGCTGCTGCTGCCCCGAAGACCGAGGCAGACAAGGCCAAACAGCCCGCAGTAGAGATGAGCGAGAACGAGCAAATCTCCAAGATGTTCTCCATCAAGACCGCCAACGGCAAAGAGCGCAATCTCACCGAGGAGCAAATCGCTTCGACGCTCAGCCGCTACAGCGACCTGAACTTCAAGAACATGCAGAACAAGCCGATCCTCTCGGCAGCAGAGCGTCTCATGTCCGAGCGTGGCATGACCCCCGACCAGATCGGTGAGGCCATGATGGCCGTGGCTCAAGCACAAGAGCGCAGCCCCGAGATGGGCCAGCAAACCCAAGCGCCCAACCAGCCCGGTCAGACCGACAACCCGACCGCCAGCAACATGCAAGTCTCAGACGACATGCTCAAGCGCTGGGAAGACGAGAACTCCGCCAGCCTGCCACCGGGTTACAGCGACATGCTGCGCCAGCAGGCGAGCATGTCTCAGCAGTTTGGGCAGATGAACCAGATGCTGCCTCAAATCCTGCAAGCCGCTCAGGGCGTCACCCAAGCGGCCCAGCGCACGGGCCAAGCTCAGAACGCTGACCAGCAGCAGATGATGAACCAGCAACTGGCCATGAACCTCGACCGCGCCCAGCAGGAAGCTGGCCTCCCTGACGATGCGGCGAACGACTTCATGACGTTCATCACCGAGCGCGACCACCTCGTTGAAGAGTTGGTAGACCCGGACCTCGCTGTTCGCCTCGCCCGTGACTACGCGGCGATCCGCAACCAGCCGGAGATGGAACAGCTCCGCCGCGCCAACCAGCGCCGCCAAGCCTTCACGGGCTCCATGGGTGGCGTGGCCACCTCGACTCCGTCTGAAGCTCAGGCACCCTCGACCATGGACAGCATGATCGACAGCGCAATGAACCAGCGCTTTAACCAGTAGGGAAGACAGGCAGTGCGGGCATATGTTTTACATGCGCCCGTACTGCTCACTCCCGGCGCTACGGCCCCATCAGGAACGCAGGACGACACTCGAGACGGATAATCCTCGAGCCGATCCAAACGTAAACAGTCAACCCTGATGGAGTAAATCATGGCTGCAATTCAAGGTATGCGCGGGACCGGCCAGTTTGATGCCGATCACCGCCCGAAAAACTATCGCGAACTCTTCACATTGCTCGAGCCCAATGGCAACGCGCCGTTGAACGCTATGCTTGCAATGGGCTCGTCAAGTTCAACCAATGATCCAGAATATAAGAATTTCCGTGATGCTCTACCCGAGCGTCGCGTAACTGTTCACGCGATCACTGGTACTGCCGCTTCTGGGACTGCCATTACAATCATTGGCGATGACAACAAGTTTGTCGTTCCGGGCACCATCCTCGTGAACTCTGGAACTGGCGAAGTAATGCGAGTGTCCACTTCAGCCGAGGGCACTGTCACCATCAACAGCGTAGATGTGACCAAGAACGACCTTGGCGTTGTTCGTAACGTCGGCGCTGGTGCAGCTCAAGACGTGACGGCAGCGGATGTCTTCTTCATCGCTGGTCATGCGGCGGCTGAAGGCGCGTCCACTCCAACGCCAATCTCGTTCGACGCGTCGGTCGAGAGCAACTACACGCAAATCTTCCGTACTGCATTCAGCGTGACCAACACGTTGAACGCTACCTATCTTCGGACTGGTAACAAGGAAGACGAGCAGCGCACCAAGGCGTTGAAGCTCCACATGAGCGACATCGAACGTGCCATGATTTTCGGCAAGAAGTCCGAAACTAATGGCGACACCTCAACTCCTTTGCGGACCACTGGTGGCTTGATCGAAAGCATCACCAACAAAAAGGACGCAAAGGAAGATTACGCAACCGTCGGCGGTAATGGCGTAATCACCGAGGCTGAGTTCGATATGCTTCTCATCGAGGACATCTTCAAATACGGCAGCAATCAGAAGATTGCTTTCGTTGGTCCTCGTGTTGCTGGCCTGCTTCAGCAGATCGGTAAAAACCGTTTCCAGCCTACGCAGGTTCAGGGAACGTATGGCGTCAACTTGACCCGCTACCAGACCTTCGCAGGGGACTTGCTCGTGCATTTGCACCCGCAATTCCGTCAGCTTAGCCACATGCACCAGAGCATGCTGGTCGTGGACTTCCCTGATCTTGAGTACCGTCACCTCGATGGTCGCGATACTCAGCTCTTGGAAAATCGTCAAAACAACGACGAAGACCTCGTCAAGCACGAGTACCTCACTGAGTGTGGGCTCGAAATGAAGCAAGACCTGACGCACGCGTACATCACCAACTGGGGTGCGCTCGCGTAAGCGAGGACGACACCTCCACCCGCCGAATGGCAGAACGGGGGCTGGGTAATCCAGCCCCCTTTTTTGTTGGGAAAGACAATGACCGCAAAAAGCACCAGCCGCGCCCTCAAGATCAAGAAGGCACCCGAGGCAAAAGCCGAGGCAGCTCCCAAAGAACAGTCTCATGTAATCTTCCGAACCTCAGCACGACAAACCCATGAGTTTGAAGTCATGGGCATCCGTGGCATCCGTGGTCGAGACGGGCGCGTGACATTCGCCGTCCCCGCTGACAAAGCCGACAGCTTCGGGAGACACGCTCACGTAACATCTGGTCGAGTGTCCCGCGTTGGCTAACGACAGCTTCAACCCCCAGCTCTCCGCCGCAGCTACCTCGCCGCTCGAGACGCTCGCGCGCCAAGCGTTACGCCGCTACGGCGACAACGCTGCTGGTGTGGTCGAGGCCGAGGCGCTGCTCATGTTCATCGAGCTCGCGAACCTCATTGTCGATGACTTCCGCATGCACCCTTATGGCACCTCCCTCGACCACCTCGTCGATTATTATCATAGCCTTCAGGACGCTCGCGCCATCCCCGACAACATCTTGGTTCAGGGTTTGCTCTTCCAGTACGCGCTGCAACAAGCCGACGAGCGGATGCAGCTCTACTCTGGCCAATACTACAAGACGCTCAACACCGAGATGCTCCGGCGCAAGGATGGCATGAAGCGCTACAAGTTCATCCCGACAGACGGTGGTTCGTCACCTGAAGCGAGCACGTCGGACTTCAACGCGAGTACGGGTCAGCTCAACGATGACAACCAAAGTTAGCACCAGCAAACGCACGAACCTCGTCGGCTACCAGTCGTTTACGGGGCTCGACAGTTCGCGTGACCTGTTCAACCAAGACACGGGGGACAACCAGTCTCTCCACGTCCTCGAGAATGCTTATTCTGATTTCCGAGGCCAGCTCGTCCGAGTTGGCCCAGGTTCTTACCGTTTCGGGGACGGCGTTGTCCGTCACGCGATCCATTACGACACCAACACGCTTGTCACCGTGTCCGAATACAACGATGGCCTGCACCTTCAGAGCGAGCAGGGCTTCGCCTACGACTTTGTTTACCCTCGCTCGGCGGTTGTGAGCTCGACGATCTTCAACAGACAGATCATGCTGACTGCTCGTGGCCTCGCACCAACCATATTCAACGGGAAGAAGTTCGCGCCTTCCAAGTCTAGCGCTGCCACCGTGGCCCTCCCGGCGTTCTGCACTACGGTGCAGCAACGCCTGTGCATTGCAGGCGTTGCGGCCTCTGACACCGTGGTCATGATTAGCGCCGCTAACGACCTCGACCGTTTCTTCGGCGACGAGGCGGTAGACGCAACGAGCCCTCTGCGCGCTGCCAACATCGACATCGGCAACCTTCTCGGCACCGCAGACAAGATCACGGGCATCAGCTCGTTCGAGACTGACAAGCTCTGCATCTTCACGAATGACCGTGCCTTCGTTTACAAAATCGACCCGGACGTAACGCTGTGGGAACTCCAGACAGAAGCCTCGGCCACCTACGGCTGTGCCAGCCACAACACGATCAAGGAGGCGGGCAGCGACCTGCTGTACTGCTCCCGGTCGGGCATTCACGCGCTCCGTCGTGTAACAGACAACGGTCTGCAAATTGCGTCGGTGAACCTCTCCGAGCAAATCGACCAAATATACCGTGAGCTGTTTACTGCCGTGGACGACCCGCAGCAGATCACAGCGGTCTGGGATCAAGACGAAGGCCAGTACCACGTGTTTTTCCCGGTCGGCAAAACGGGCAGCTACAAACAGTTGACCATGACCGTCAACTTGGGTGGCGAAGGTGCGAGCACGAGCTTCTCCACGGGAGACTTTCTCAACGCATCATGCGGGGCCACCCTCGGGGGCAGTCTCGTGTTTGGCACCAAGCGCGGCACCTACGACATCGCTAAGGTTGAGAGCATAGAGGGCGCTATGCCTGACGTGCGGATCGAGACGCCTGTTTTATGGATGGGGCCGTTCGACACGCACAAGCAGGCAAAGAGCATAATCATCCAAGCCTTCGGCGACGGCGAGCTGACCATCACCGCCATCGACGATCAAAACAGAGACAAGTGGCAGACGACCGTCATGCTGACGGACGAGGACGACGATGGCAGGCGCACTGTGCCATTACAACGGCAATATGAGCGCCCCATGTCGATCCGCTTCCGTGGGCTCCGCTTTAAGTTCGCATACACAGGGACTGGGCTTTTCCGCATCATTGGGTTTGCGGTTGAGCTCACTTAGGAGACGCCATGAGCCGCCTACGCCAGCTACGACCATACGAGTACGGCTCCAGCACAGCCGTACAGACCGAGTTCGAGAGCATTGTGCGCTATCTACAGAGCGCAGAGGTGGGTGGCCAGACCCTCGCCGAGACGATGGCCAAGATCACGGACGCCAACGGCAACCTTTCTAGCAACGTCGAGCTGCGCAACAGCGGCACTGGTGGCATTGAGTACCGCGTTGGCGAGTACACCTCCGCCACCGCCGGGTGGACCTCCCTCGTTTCTGCTGCTGACCTGCGTGGTCCAGCCGGACAGACGATTGGTCAGATCGGAGCGCCGATTTTCAACAGCCGCGTTGACTACACGGTTGTGTCCATAGCCCCCACGCCAGCAGACAACACAAAGCTCACCTCAGGCCAGACGGTCATCAACTACGCTTACGCCGCCACGGACGAGCTTCTGGTCTACAAGGACGGTGCTCTGCTCCAGCCGACCAGCGACTACACCACGCAGACGGCAGGCAACAACGGTACGGGCACTGTGACCTTGTCCACGGGCGTGAGCTCCAGCACCAACCTGACCATCTACAAGGTCCGTGCGTCCGCCGTGACGAACTTCCGGCGCATCGACGAGACCAGTGGCTCCGCTCCGAAAACGCAGATCGACTTCACCCTCGAGGACACAACAGAGATCATGGTCTTCGTTGCTGGTATCCTCTACCGCGAGCCAGATGACTACACCCGAGACGTGCCGAACAACCGCATCCTCCTCGCCGACGGAAACGCGATCCCGGCGAACACCAACTTCTCGGTCATCACAGTCGAGGACGCAGCCGTCCAGACTGTGAGCGGCGTGATGATGGAGAGCGCGTTCACTGATGGTACGACGGGCCTCGTGCCTTTCTCCAAGATCGGCATCAACGACGGGGGTATCCCGCAGGCCAAAGTGGCCACTCTCACCACCGACCTTGCCGCTCGGGCCAAGCTGTTCATCGACCCAAGCACCGCCGACCTCCAAGCAGGCACAGTCAACGACAGCTTCTACAGGCGCACGGTCGGTGGGGCGACCGAGGTCGTCTATTACGACGGCACCAACAGCATCGTCCTGAACCCCTCATCAACTCTCCCCTCGGCCAGCTCGACCGATGCGAACAAGGTTGTCCAAGTCGCGTCAGACGGCAGCTTCAGCCTCGGCACTGTCGATCTATCGGGCTACCTCGACGGCGATGACAAGCAGGTCGCGAACGGCGTGGCCGCGCTTGACAGCGCCGCTGACATTCTCTTCTCCCAGTACGCCTTCACAGGCACCAACAGCCTGCTGAATGGTTTCCACGCTGGGCCTCGCATCGAGTTCTACTACGACAAGCTCGAAATGCTGAACGGCGCAACTGACGGTGTGATCGCCGATGGCCCCTATCGTGTGCAGCGTTTCCTCGGGCAGCACTTCCAGATCGTGGGCATGGAGGTCCGGTGCTCCAGCGGCCAGTGTAACGTCCAGCTCAAAGTAGGTGGGAGCCTCGTCGGGCCATCGCCTCTCCCGGTCGGAACTGCTGCGCAGTTCCACGATTTCGGCGCGAGCAACTACGTCACCATCGACAGCCGACTTACCACGTCAGTCCTCCTTGAAGCCAATGTAACAGGTGCAGCCAACTCGCTCTCGAAGCTGGAGATCGTCCTCAAGACAGTCTTGTTGGAGAACAACTAATGGCAGCGCGCAAAAGTTATTATGGCTTCTCGATGCTACCGTCTGGGTATGAGCAGCGCTCGAACTACGGCTACAACCCGACCTCGGGCAGCTACATTTATAAGAACAACATGGGCCAGCAGATGCTGGACGCCCCGTGGCTGGAAAAGCCCACCCAGTTTTCAGGCACGAACTTCTCGGGCAACTCAAGCCAGCAACGTGGCAGCAAGCAGCCCTCTCCCCGCGTCCAGCAGACCATGCAAAATCAAGGCATTCAGATCACCCCTGCTGGCAACCGCAACGCCAGCAATCAGATCAGCATCACGGGCGGAACTGGCCCCACAAACAACTCGAACCAGAACAATTCCAGCGACCAAGTCAGCTCGAACAACAACTCGAACAGCTTCGGCGGCTTCGACATGGAAGCCTTCCTGCAATCCCAAGCGCAAGCGCAGCAGGCCGCAGCAGAACGAGCGCAGCAGGAAGCGAAAGAACGTCTCCAGCGCGAGCTGCAAGGCCAAGCGGGCGCGCTCGTGGGCATGTCATCTGGCTACGGGATCAACGACGCGAGCCAGATCAACTCAGCCCTCGGGCAACTCTATGGCCTCCAAGGGCAAGCGGCAGGTTCAGGCATCTCGATGGGCAACGTCGATGGCGCGATCAACCAGCTCAAAGACCTGCTGTCCCGTCGATCCTCTGAGCAGAACCGCTACGAAAAGTTCGTAAACGACTTCAACTCCAGCGCCAGCCAAGCTGGCAACTATGGCGTGAACGACCTCGACGCGATCAACGCCGCCGTGAACCAGTTTCAGGGCTACCAGTCTGGCGCGACAGGCTTTAACTCAGACCTCAACGTAGACACAGGCTTCCTTCAGAGCCGTTCCGGCGGCATCCTCGCGCAGCTTCAGCGCACCCTCGACGAGCGTTCCCGGCAGCAGGGCGTTGTAGACGACACCCGCGCTGGGCTCGAGGACTTCATCGGCAACTTCGGCAACGCTTACCAAGCGGTAGACTACCGAGACGCGGACCAGATCAACGCGCTCGAGAGCCAGCTCGACCCAATCAACTCCGGCAAGATCGACGGCATCGACCTCAACTTCGACTTCTCCGACCTCGGCGAGCAAACGGGCGGCTTCATGGACATGCTCAGCAACCTCCGTGGCCAACGTAGTGATGACCTCGATGACTACGGCAGCGGCCTTAGCGAGCTTGCTGCCAGCCTCGGCGGTTACTTTGGTGGTGGCCAAACCCTACCCGATGGTTCGCCTGCCGACTCAACGATGCCGATCCCAGAAGGGATCATCGACGACAAGCCCATCCCAGATGGCATGCCCCAAAACACCATGCGCGACATCCAAAGTGCCCGTGAGGTCTACGACCTGCGCGACCAGTACCTCGAGGCGCAGCGCGACTTGGACAACTACGGCTCTGGCGAGCGCGTAAACAAGTTCCGCGAGCAGCTCTTTGCACTCAACAACCAGTACGCGGACGTTAGCGATGCCCTTAACGAGCGCCAAGAAGGCATCGAGGGCCGAGCCCGTACTTTCGTTGACGAGCTCATGGGCATGGGCCTGACTGACATGAGCCAGTTGGGCGAGCTCGAGGGGAGCTACAACGCGCTTATGGGCGACCGCAACAAGTTTGACGCACGCCAATCTGACGACGAACTCAGAGAGGCCATGCAGTACATGGGCCAGCAGCGTTCTCGCCTCCAGCAAGAGCAAGCAGACCGGGACCGCAACGCTGAACGCGAACGCCAGATGGGCGGCAACACCGTTATGACGCCAGCCTTCGCGAGACAGTTCATGAACGATGCCGAGTATCAGGCGTTCCTCGCCTCGCTCGGCGAAGCACGCGACGGCCCATCCGGCGCAGCGGCGGCAACCAGCTTCGCCCGCTCGCTCGGGTTGGCGTAAGGAGAACAGGACATGAGTTGGTCTTTGGCTTTACAGGCCGCACAGTTGATCCCATCGGTCATAGGTGGTTTTAATTCCTTCCGCGAAGGCCAGAAGGCTGAGAGCCGCGCCGAGCAAGACTACAACGCTCAGCGCGAGCGTGCGGGTCAGATCGACGCCATGGCCAAGCAGCAGATGCAGCTCTTTAACAATGAGTATGCGGCGCGCGAGGAGATGCGCGACTATTACCGGGATCAAGACGAGATCAACCGGGCGATCCTCCAGAACCAGCGCAACTTTGAGAAGGAGCGCATGTTCCGTAATGACGCTCAGCTCGCCGCTGAGCGCGATTATTACATCAACCGCCAGATGGACGTTGACCGTGACGCCGCAGCCGAGCGCGCACGCCAGCTTCAGAGCCTCATTCAGAACCAAGCCCTTGCCGCCAGCGAGCGCGAGGTCGCCCTCGAGGAACTGAGGAAGGCGCAGGGCATCGCCTCTGGCGAACGTGAGGAAGACCTCAAGAACTTCCACGAGGCGCAGTTCCAAATGCGCGCCGAACGCCAGTTCGCCATCGAGGAGATGGAGACCAAACGCTCGACCGCTCGTGCCGAGCGAGACTTCGAACTCCAGCGTCGCCAAGAACTCGAGGGTCGCCTCGACTCCTACGGCCAGACTATGGCCGAACTCCAAGAGAGCTTTGGCCCTGCACGTCGTATGGCCGAGCTATCCCAGCGTGACATCGACGCCCGCGTCTCGCGCCGTGAGCAGGCCGTCACTGACAACTACGACCGCGTCATCGACCGTATGGTTGGCGGCAACGAAGCTGACCTCATGCGCCGTGGCATCCAAGGCACCGATCCGGGCGACACTCGCGACCGGATTGCCGCTCGCCTCGCAGACGACCTCACCATGCAGCAGATGGCGGCGGGCGATGCAGCTCGTGCCGCCCTCGGCGCAGAGCAGAACATGCTCCTCTCGAATATCCAGGGCGACTACGGTGTACGTCAGATGGCGTACAACGACCTCACAGCGGGTCAGATGGCAGGCTTTAACGAGTACGCTGGCCTCCTCAACTCGTCGCCGTCTGCGAACAACTACAACCTCGACGTGGGCATCAACTCTGCCGCCTACGACCGTGGCATCCAGTCCGCCAACACCTACCAGACGCCGATCCAAATCGGCTCGGCCATCTACGATCAGGCCATCGGCAGCGGGTTTGGCAACACGATCAACGCGCCAAGCGCCGTCAACGCTCAGACGCTCAGCAGCGCCGCGCTGATGTCACCGTTCGGCCAGACAGGTTTCGCGGACAGCGACTACATGTCTGCTGCCAACGACAACCTCAACACGCTGATGACCCTCTACACAAACAGCATGAACACCAACCGCAACGCTGCTCAACAGGCTGACGACGCGTTCGGGGACCAGTTCAAGACGGGCATCGAGCAAGGCACCGGCCTCTTGCAGACAATGTTCCCCGGTACGTTCGGGTCGCCAATGTTCTCAGGCCAGAAGACGGGTAGCACCATCATGAACAGCGGTGGCTTCACTCCATACGGCCAGACGTTCTCGAATTACATGGGGTCAAAATAAATGTTCGGTGTTGGATTTAACCAAGGCTACCGCAGAGCAGAACAGCGGATTAACACCCGGCGGGCTAAGGTGAACCAAGCCTTCCAGCAATGGAAGCAGGCCAACCCATACGCCTCGGCTGCTGACTTTCAGAACGCCGTCCGCTCTATCGGCGGCGGCGATCTTACTGTGGCCACTGCCCTCCCCGGCCAGCAGGCCATACAACGCATGGCCCAGCAGAACCAAGACAAGAAGGCCGAAGACGACCAGCGCAAAAAGTTCGAGGCGATGGAGCGCAAGCTCAACTACAACAACACGCTGATGTCTACGGTTGGAAATGCCGCTAAACTGATGGGCGACAAAGCCAGCCCAGAAGCAATCGCCCAACAACTCGGCGTCCCCGTGGAGCAAGTAAAGCCTGCCTTCGACAACTTTAAGGCTCAGGCCGAGAAAGCCGAAGCTGAGCGCCAGAGAGGCTTGGCGAGCGAGGGGCTTACGATCCTAAACAACGCTTTGGACCAAGGCGTGCGCGTAGGGCTTCGTGGGCCTGAGCTCACAGAATTTGCGCAGGGCGTTTACCAAGATTGGGCCAGCGTAAAGGGCATTACGATTTCTGCTGGTACTGTCGGGGGCTCCCCAAGCTCCGAGCAGGCGGCAGTGAACACTGTCATGTCTCGCGGGCAGCAGTTGTCTGACGCCGCTGACAAGCAGGATACGGCTACCGCGTACAACACACTGTTGGGCATGACGGGCAGTCCAGCCTTCCAAGAGAAGATACTCGAAGACCCGAGCGCTGCAATCGACGACCTGCTCACGACAGCGCAGCTCGACTTCAATTCCAATGTCATGGCGGGAGCGCGCTCGAAGTTAGAAGAAACGGTTCAGGTTCAGGCCGAGCAAGCCTTGGCTCGCCAAGAAAAAGCGAACGTCAGCCTCGCCACCACTACGTTGCAGGCTCTCAGCCAAACCGAAGAAGGCGCACCAACGCTGGGCTTTGCCATCGACGCCGAGCCGACGATTGATGCAGTCACCGCCGAGCTCGAACGCCAAGGCGTCCCTGAAGAACAGGCCCGCGCTGCTGCGCAGCAGGCCACAGAAGCCAGCCAGTCTGTGCGACAGCAAACTTACGACAACACTTTCCAGCCCGTGGAACCAGCCAGCGCCATCTCACAGGCCAGCACCAACAGGCTCCAGCGCGCCGAGAGCTTTGTCCGTGGCATCAGCGGCAAATTGAAAGAGTCAGGTGTCCCAGTGTTTGCGGGTCAGCAAGCCAACGTAGGGCCAGCCGACCAGAGCATCATGGCCAAAGCTCTCGCGGACATGCAGTACAGCGACGAAAGCCAAGCCAACGACATCGTGACCGTCATGCTCCAGCACATCAATGAGCAGCGGGACAAAGGCAACCCAACACCCACCGCCCGCGAGCTACAAGAAGTCGTGCGCGAAGAAGGCATGGGCGGTCAGTTCTTTAGCGATTACCTCGAGCTTCAACAGACCTCACTGTTGGAAGAAGTGGCGCAAGAGTTCGCAACAACCCAAGACCTCCTCGACTTCGACACACGAGCAGCCGAAAGCGCTGACCAAAACTATGTGGTGGCCGACGGCGTTGTGGTGGACTTCAGCCGTGACGGCATCCAAGCCGCTGCCAGCATTGTCGATAATGCCACTCGGCAGGCTGCTCTCAACCCGATCCGACAGGGTTTGAAATACGACCTTGAGGACGCTATGGGCCACCTTCAGGCGTTTGATGCTAATGCCCTATCCATCGAGAACATGACGGGCCTCGACCCGCAGTATCGCCTTGCATTCGGAACAAAGCTAGACCGCGACCTCTACCGCTCCGCCGTCGTGGCACGTATTGATGAACTCAAGCACCGTTTAGACGTGATGCTGCCCCCGGCCTACACCAACAACACCTCCGGCACTGATGACAATGGGCTCACACCAGAGCGCCTATTGGGCCACCCCGATTTTGTGTCAGAATTTACGCCTAAAGCTATCGCCGCTTCCATCCGTATGGGTGGCGGGAACCGCCGCCAGCCGGGTAAGGACGTGTTCTTTAGCGACGTGGTCAACGCCGACCGAGATACCTACCAGCTCTACGGCTTGAGTCTGGTCGACAGCTTCGAGGCGAACAGCCAAGCCACACGCAGCAAGTACGGCTTCCAGCAGGGAGCACCTGCGATCTACTCAGCCTTGGTCAACGGGGGCGTCCCAGACGAGCGCGTTGTTAAGGCAATCGCCAGCGCCATCGAGGCTTACGACTTCTTCCGCAGTGGCGCTCCACTTGGACGGTCGAACCGAGCAGGCGAATACGGTGACTTCGTTGACGAACTGATGCCATACCTCACAGACAAGCAGAGGGCTGGCGCAGGATACCTTGCCGCAAACGAAGCACGAGACCGCCATGCTCAGCTTTACGCGCAGTCTTGGTTCAAATCGGCAATCGCAGGCATGGACCCTGCTGCGCAGGACGCCCTTATCAAAGATTTCACTGCGTTACTCGAGGCAGAGAAGTCGTCGAACAAGGCTTTGAACAACGCGCATGGCCTTCGCGAAGTAGACCTGCCTCGCCTCCGCGACAGCATGAGCTGACCGGGACGACATAAGCCCCCTCGCCGTGGCACCTAGAAAGCAAATCACCAGCTTTTAGAGGATGCCATGGCTTTCGGCTCTCGTTCTGGTGCTCGCTCAGGCGGCACCCCTTCTTACGCTCGCGACATGGACGGCACCACGCTGCTCCGCAACCCGTCGTTCCTCGCTGACCTCCGTGACTACTACGGCAAGCGCGGCGTCCATATCGACGACGACTACGATCTCGTATCGAGGTTCCACCGCGACCAGACGTTTATGGGGATGAACACCATCGGTGGTATCGGTGGTATTCTTAGCGCAAAGTCAGCGAGCAAAGAGAACCGAGCGCAGCAGAAGCGGCTCCGCCAAGCCTTCCAAAAGCTCCCCATGTTCTTCCAGCCCGGTGGCGTTGGCACTGACCGAGCCGCAGGAAACATTGCCGCCGCTGTAGCCCTCGACCCTCTGAACCTCGTTGGTTTCGGTGCGGGTGCGGGCGCAGGTGCAGGCATCAAAGCAATCCAAGGCGGCGCAGCCGCTGGTAAAGCCGCACGAGCTGGCGCTAAAGCAGGTGCCCTCCGTGGCGCAATCGCCGAAGGCGCAGCAGGTGCTGTTGCCGGGGGCGTTATGTCCGGTGTTCAGCAGGGCATCGACCTCGAGCTGGGCATCCAAGACAACTTCTCGGTTGGCCGCTTAGGCTTCGACGCCGCAGCAGAGGGCGTCATGGGTGGCGCACTTGGCTCCGCATTCGGTGCTGCTGGTGGTGCGCTCTCGACCCTCCGAGCTCACCGCCCTACCCGGATCGCTGCCGTCAAGAAGATCAACCCGGCACTCGATGACGCTGCGATCAACGCGATGTCCGACGATCAGATGGCTGCGCTCCTCCGCCAAGGTGGCGTGGATGCTACCGAGCTCGACAAGGCTGGCGCTCAGACAGAGATGGCCATGCCAACTACGCTCGGTGAGTACGGCGCTCCAAGTGGCGTCGTCGAGGGCGAGGCTATGCCTTCCGAGTTCCCTCAGTACGGCGCTCCGGGCGGGACAGGAACACCTCCGGGCTTGGCTCCCGGCACAACTGTCGGCCTCCCCCCATCGCCAGCAATGCCGACCACACTCGACTTGCCTGATTTAACCATCCTGCCAGACGAAGGGCTTTCCAGTGCCAAAGCTGACGCCGACGCCAAACTCGAAAAAATTCAGGCCGACAAAGCCGCTGACCCCGAGTACAAGCCCGACGACGCCGAAGCAGAACTGTCCGAAATCCAGCGCGCCCTTGATGCAGAAACTCAACGCCGTGCCGAGGCAGCAGAGACACCAAATGCCGAGAGCCCAGAGGCACCAGAGGGAGCAGAAGCTCCTGATGCCACAGACGAAGCTCCTGTAGCAGCCGCACCCAAAATCCGTGCTGGCAAAGCGGCGCAAGCTCTCGCTGATGCGAATGGCGTGGACATCCCGACCGTCTTCGCGGGCCAGCGCACGGTCAACAAGACCCAAGTCCAAGAGTACATCACACAACGCGCCTCGGATGAGATCACCTCAGACCCTATTATGGTGTCGGCAGAAGGCTCACTCAGCAAGGTCGTCTCTGATGTTGAGACAGCAGGCGGCGACGTAACCGACCGCAAGCGCATCATGGCCGAGCTCGAGCGCGAAATCGCCGACCTCCAAGAACTGGCTGGCGCTAAGCGCCTGTACGACGAGAGCCGTGCCTTCGCGCAGAAGCAGGCTCGAGCCGACAAGAAAGCAGCCGGAGCTGTGGCCGAAACAGGCCCAGCGCCAACCACCACACGTCTCCAGAAGAAGCAGATCGCAGCTCGGAAAAGAGACATCCTCGAAAACGACCCGACCCTCACTGACGAGCAAGCCGAAAGCGCTGCAACCAATTCGGTCCTCGGCGTCAAAGAGGAGAGCGTCCCCTCAAACTACGGTGAGACAAAAGGTGGCTCGACCACCGCTCGCGCTGGCCGTGCGCTTGAGGAAGGCACCGAGGCGGCGGGCAAGTCCATCGAGGTTCGCACTGACGTGCGCACAGGCGAGAAGTTCTACTCGACTCGCACAGCCAAGATGTTGCGCCGAGGCTTCGACGTGGGTGATGGCCGAACTGTCATCAACAAGAGCGACGTGCCAACCCGAGGCAACATGCCTCGCGAGGAAGCGGTGGCCACTGCCGAAACAAACGCACGCAATGGCTCTGGCCCGACCGTCGTCGGCTTCACTGCCAAGGTGCCAACCCGCGCACATGGCGGGAAGATGATCGAACGTGGCGAGACAGGCTACGCCGATGGCCTGTCCGGCAAAATATTCGCTGACCTCAGTGACTACGAGAAGGTCACGGGCCGTGCAGCCCCAGACTTCACAGCCTCCGACCGAATGCTGGCTGAAGAAGCCTTCCGTAACGAAGAGATTTCAGCCGCAGAAGCCGCCGAGCTGGTGCGCCAGCACGACGCGAACCAAGTTGCTGGCAGTTATAACTCGCTGCACAACGTACCGACCCGCAAGGGCAACCTCGTGGCGGCAATCAGGTTTGGTGCAGACGGCGAAGTCCGTGTCATTGGCACCAACCAGGAGGACGCCGAGGTGGGCCTCCGCGCCATGCTCTCCAAGCGAGGTGGGCCAGAGAGTAACCCAGCGAACTGGGAACTCAGATACGTAGCCCGACCTACGGTGAACTCTAACAAGGCGAAGGTCAGAGCCTTCGAAGAAGCCGACCCCGGTGAAACGCTCGAGCAGGCGGCAATCTCGCCTCGTGCCGACGGCACACAGGAAGGTGGCGCACCTCGCCTCGACGACATTAGCGAAGAGACCGCTCCGCTCACCCCCGATCAAAAGCAAAAACTGAAGGAGGTATTCCAGCTCCTCCCCGGTAGTCGTGGAATAATCCAGAGCCTTGAGATGGGTGGCGCGACTTACGGCATGATCTGGAAGCACATTGAGGGGCTCCAGAGCATCGGCTGGCTCCGCACTGAAGAAGGCTTAGACCGACTCATTGAAGGGCTCGGCAAGGCTTACGAGGTTCAGGCGCAGCTCTTCCCTCGAGGTGTGCGACTGCCAGAGGTCGAGCGCGCAGAGGCGTTACGCGAAGTCGAAGCTCTCCTCGGTGGCCTAGACGACACCGAGCGCAAGAACATCACTGCGTTTTTCGACGACATGCAGACGGGCGGCGCACCGTTCATGGAAGCCGACGCAAGGTCGCCCTCCTACAACATGCGGAACGGCGAGATAAACTCTACTGTTGGGATGCCATTCCGGCCACGGTCTAGCGACGCCATGCCGTTTGCAGGCGAGCCGAAGGCAGACGATGTCAACAGCATGTTCGAGGCCAAGAGCCCAGTTGTGATGCACGAAATGATGCACTGGCTCTATCGCCATGGCATGACTGCCAAAGAGCGTCAGTTCTTCTGGGAAAGCACGCGCAAGTTCTACACCGACGGCACGCTGGACATGACGAAGCTGGACCCGTTCATTCCAGCAACTCGCAAAAACGGCAATGTAACCGCTGGCCCGACCAACGCATTCGACAGCCCGCAAGAGTTCTTCGCCAATCAGGGCGTTATGTACTACATGCAGCGCGAAGCTCAGACGCCTGAGATGAAGAGCTTCTGGAACAAGCTCGCGCATCGCGCCGCCGAGTTCATCAAGCTGGTCCTCGGCAAACAAGTCGATGACGACCTGCGCCCACTGTTCTCTCGCCTCCTCAGTGACAAGGACGGCGAGCGCTTCCGTCTGCACCAAACCGCAAAGCCACGCCGGGACGAGGGCATTCACATCCTAGCCCGGTTCGACCAGCAGCTCGAGCTAGAGGACAAACTGGCAGAGGCCATGGCGGCAGAGGACGACCTCAGCATCGTCGAAAGTGCGAGAGAGCTCCTCGACTACCTCAACAGTATTGGCACCAGCGCCGCTGAGGCGCAGATGATTGCCAACCGCCAAGGCACCAAGCCCCGCACGACAGGCGTCTTCAAGGTCGTGCGCCCGCAATACAACGCCATCAAGGCAATGCGTGAAAACCTTTACGAGATCATCACAGGCTCCGCTGCCGATCAAGGCGACGACGGCGCTTACACAGCGCTGGGTTCTGGCTTCCAAATCGAAGGCGGAACCGACAAGGCCGGGATGATTAAGGACTTGTATGAGGCCGAAGACGGCACGGGCCTCTGGTCCCTGCTGCGCAAGGTCGATGACCTGTACTCGGCGCAGTACGAACTGGTCGAGAAAGGCCAGCTTTCCCGCCAAGGCCGGACAGGCCGTGTATCTCTAAGCGCTGAAGCTGATGCCGAGGTGCGCAAGCAGACCAACCGGGCCAAAGCATACCTCGAGCGTCAGTCAGACCTCGCAGCGCGGCTTGACGAAGACAACGTCTCGCTCGGTGACGCGCTTCTCGATCAAGAGACCGTCCTAGACGAAGCCGACCTGCCTGACGGCAGCGTCGTTTCGGTCGGGTCTCTCTCGATCCGAGACATGATGAAAGAAATTCACCGTCTTCGTAACGAGCCAGCCAGCCGTCACCTCGCCCACCTTGTTGGCCGACGGATGCGCGCAGGCGAGTTGCCCCTCAGAGACCCTAACATCGACGAAGAGACAGCTCTCGAGTTCCGAGACATGACGACCGAACAGGTGGCCGACGCTGTGTTCGATCTTCTCGAGTATGAGACCAGCGCTACTGACTTCACTGACGACGACCTCATCTACGCACTCGCCGAGCTCAAGAGCCGCATCGACGTGAAGGAAGGCGTTGTGAGCTGGGAGGCAGACTTTGCTGCCGACATGAAGGCTGACCAATCCTACTCCAATTACATGTCGGCACGCCCGACGATCTACCAGCTCCAGCGCAGGATGGACATCCGAGGCGGTGGGGCTGAAAGCATGCGCACCATGTTCGGTCGTCTGCTCAACATGCGTGGTAAGGGCGTGTCCCGCCCCGGCGATGGCAACCTGCCAATGGAAAGTGACGCCGCTGCAATCATCGGAGGAACTTTCTCCAGCTCCGATGGACCGCTCTTGGAAACGAGCTCCTCGTTCCGAGAGCTGCGTAACAAGTTGCGCGGCGTCACCAAAGGCATAGCCCGAGGCGACGACAGTGCAATAGCTGACATCGCCGACATGGCTGTGCGCGCCAGCATGTCACCCAGAGAGCGCGAACTCCTCGCTCAACTCGGCGACAACGTGGGCGAGACAGTAGCCAAACGCCTACGCGGCGAAGACACGGGCATCAGCGCCCTGCCCAACCGCACCGAGGTAGACGACGTTCTGCGCAAGGCGCAGGGCAACGTCAGCTACGTCATCAACGGGCTCATCAAGGATGACGCAGCTCGCAAGCGCTACTACCGCTCCGGCCTATACGGTGACATGGACAGCGTGCTGGCCAACAAGCCATACGCGGACGTGTTCGACGCTCAGAAAGCACTGCCACCAAGCGTGGCCCCAGACGTAGCCCGCGAGATCATGCGGTCAGGCGGTGAACGCCTAGCCCGTGGCGTCGAGGGTTACACCTCTGGCACCGCTGGCGAGGGGCAAATCTTCTACGCCCAGACCCCTGACGGTGTTCAGAACCACAATGGTGGCGTCTTCTCTGGTGGCCCGGCGGGTGCAGCGATCTACATCTCCACCTCGCCACAGGGTGTCGGCCAGCGCCGTCGTCCCGGCAAGGCGGTCATGCCCGCCATCACCGAGGAACTGAAGAGCCGCTTGGCGTTTCTGGAAGCCCGCCTCAAAAAAGTGCGGGGCAAGATCGACGAGGGCGGCGAGCATCTGACTGTCCACAAGTCAGAGCGGAACAACCTGCTGAAGAACATCAAGTCGATCCGCAACGCAATGGCGGAGAACAACACACCCGCGCTCGGCGTCACGCCCGTCATCATGGCAGGCCGCAGCATCGCCGACCTCACCAGCGGCACCACACACAACACCTCAGAGGGTTTGCCTCGGGCTATCGCCGACTACCTCGCTCGTACAAACCCAAGCGCTGCTCAGTCCTACCGAGCCGAGCTCATCAACAAGGAAACGGTGAAGGGCTCCGAGCTGATGCAAGCTCTGACCCGCAGCGTAGGGGCGAACCGCCTCGACGCTATGTTCCGCGCCATGAACTACGACGGCGTCAAATTCCGCCGTGGTCCAGCGGACGAAATCGCCATGTACCGTAGCGAGCAAGTGAGCTCCCTCACCAACCCGGCACTCACAATGCCAGAGATGGCCCTGCCAACTGACACGCAGCCACGCATCTACGACGGCACGGGCGACACCCTCGTCGTTGCAATGGAAGGTGGCGCACCAGACCCAGCGCGTATCGAGGTACGCAACGAGTTGCGGGTGGCGCAAGGCATGGAGCCTGACCTGTCAGAGCTCATGGCCGACATGGAACGTAGCGCCAATGGCGAATACGAGCCCAAGAAAATCGGCGGCATGGTCCGCACCTACAACCGCTTCATGCGCGGCATCGCCGACCGCATGGACTACCTTGGCCACAAACAGATCGCCGCTCGTTTCAAGAGCTTCGAGCTGGACCAGCGTCGGGAGCTCTCGAGCTACGTGGCTCCACTCATGGACGCTGTGGGCAGGCTGTCGGGCGAAGGCCACATCCTCAAGCGGACGTGGGACTACCTCAACGAGCCACGTCGAGGCAAGGGTCGCCACCGTTTGGCCCACCGCCAGTCCGCTTCCGAGGATCGCGTACTGCTGGCACTTCGTATGGGAGCAGACTCGGACGCCTACCGCGCACTGAGCGAGGACGAGCTATCCGTCTATGGTGAAATCCGCAGCTCTTACAGCAAGGTCCACGGCGAGATGCGCGCTCAAGGCATTCCAATCGGCGATCTGGGCGACGATTATTTTGGGCAAGTCTGGGATCAGGATCACATTCGCCGTAACCGAGGGCAGTTCAAGCGCGTGCTGGTTGGCCTCTACAACGCCGAGCGTGGTCTCGAGGTGGGCACCAGCGAACAAGCTGTCACCTCACACCGCATGGACGCAGAAGACTTCGCAGAAAAAGTTGTCCGCTCTATCATCGGTGACGACACCAACGGCATCCTCCCTACGACAGACTTCGACGGCAACGGCGCTCCGATCAACAGCATCGAGAACAGCCGCGTGCTGCACTTCCAGAAGTACCCGGAGCTGCACAAGCAGGCCATCGAGTTTATGGACGGATCGCTGATGGGTAACGTCGTGCGCTACATGGATCAGGCGACACGCAAGATTAACCACACCAGGAATTTTGGCCTCTCTGGTCATGCTGTCTACGACTACATCCAAGTGGCGCAGAACGGCATGGATGGTGTGGCCAAGTTGCTCAGCGACGAGAAAGTGTTCACCCGCACGGTCACGTCAGTTGGCGAAGGAGGTGCCGACAAAGCTGAGATCAGATACAAGGTTCCATCCCCTTACGCCAAGCGGCCCGAGGTGGCTCGTGATGTCGCTGGGATCGTGACCGACATGGTCAACTCAGGTGACGTAGCTGGCGCTCGTGCTTTCCTAATGAGCCGAGCTCCTCAGTCCGGCCACAGCACAGTAGACCTCGGCTTCGAGCGCCGTGTCGATGCCATCATCGACGGCCTCCGTGACCATCGCGGTGAGAGCAAAGGCTTTGCCGAGCCTGACTTCCGCGCACTCGAGCAGAACATGGCCTACACAATGCGGCGCGGCCAAGGGAACAACAAAGAAATGAACGCCGTCTCTCGCGTGGCCCGACGCTTTAACAACGTCACGCTCTTGGCCTTCACGACCCTGACCTCCCTGACCGACCTCAGCATGCCTCTGCTTCGCACGGGCGACATGAAGGCGTTCGTCCGGGGGTGGAAGACATACCTCAAGGCGGTCGCCTCAGAGGACAATGAGACCAAGCGGGCTCTGCGTCGTATCGGCGTAGGCATGGACGGCGTGGTTTCCTCCCGTCTGACTGAGATGTCGGGCGACGGCATCGACGTGATGCAGGACATGTTCTTCCGTGGCACGGGCCTGACAGGCTGGACCAACATGAACAGCCAAATCTCCGGGCTCATCGGCCTCGAGAGCTTTAAGGCCGAGCAGGCTAAGGCTGTTAAGCTGCGCAACAAGAGCGCCTCCATGGCCGAGCAGAGCCCCGCCTTTAAGAAGGCGTTCCGCTACCTCGCGCACTTTGGTCTCGACTTCCGCAAGGACACCTTCGAGCTCGACGATCCTGCCGTGGCAAACGCAGTAAACCAGTTCGTGAGCGAGACAATCTTTGCGCCGAACCCGAACCAGCTCCCTTCGTGGGCGAACAATGGCCCATGGTTCAAGACGGTGGCTCAGCTCAAGTCGTTCCCAATGATGTATGAGCGCTTGGTCTCGACCCTGCTGTTCAACAAGGACGACGGCATCATCACTGGCTCTGGCCTGCGTGAAGCCATCCGAGCGGGCGACCTCAAGACCGCAGCCGAATACTTCGGGCCTGCTGGCGTTATGGTGCTGGCTCCGCTGTTCGGTATGGGCGCAAACGCAACCAAGGATTTGGTTATGGGCCGAGGTGGCGAGGACGACGACGAGTTCTTCCGCGTGGCCTCCAAGCGCTTCAGCGAGGACTTCATTGTCAAAGGCATCCTCGAGGACCAAGAGACCTTCGATGCCTTCATGGGCCACTACCTCTCCGGCCTGTTCACCTCGGGTGGCCTCGGCCTGCTTGGGCAGATGACCTACGACGCTGGAGCTCAGCTCGACAACGACGCCTACGGTCGTGAGCGGATCGCCAGCCTGATGATGGGTCCATCGTTCTCGGCTGTTCTGGATGGTGTGAAGGTCGCCACTGGCGTCCTGTCCATCCCAGACCCAGACGGCCAAGCCAAGCGCCGCACGGCAGTGCGCACCGTGACCGGACGCATTCCGGTGGCGGGCCAGATGAGACCGTTCCGTGAGGGCGTAGTGGACGCTGTCGCAGGTGAGACCGAAGAGCAAGGCAAGCAAACTGCCAGCTACGGCGTCAAAAGCTACGGTTCGAGCGTAAGCGGATACGGAAAATCATGATGATGAAAATGTTTCAGGCGGTGGTCAATCTTTCGGCCACCGCTCTAGTCGGTCTCGCCGCCGTGTTCGGCGTGCTGATCTACATGCGAGGACAGCAAAATGGAAAAGCTAAGACAATGGCTCGGATTGAGCAGCAAGAGCTCCGAGGGGCCGCAGCCGCTCGGTCTATTCGCAGTGCTGTTCGTGGCCATTCTGCTGCTGCTGTTGATCGGCGGCTGCACGACGAGGGCTGGATGCGGTAGCTGGGACTACATCTACGTGGCCCCAGAGGACACGTTCGAGACCAAGCGCCAAGTCCTAGCCCACAACCTCGTGGTCAAAGAGCTGTGCGCTTAGCCGCCATTACGGCGTTTCGCCTGTGGAGACTGACGGACAGAGCGCGTCGGAAATTTTCTTCTGCCTCATCGTCCTCCGACGAGATTGCCGCGACCACCTCGCCAAGCGCTGCCGCGAGCGCATAGACTGCGCCAATGCCTGTCGGCGTGCCGAGGTCGCCTTCCGCCTCCTTGCCACCCTCAAACGCCATGGCCGCTAGTCTCACCACTGGCGAAGGTGATGCTGTCAGCGACGTTCCGCTCTCGGGTGCGCTGCTCATCTCGGGCTCGTTCGGCTGCTCGATGGAGCTCGGCGATGCTAATGTTGCTGTCGAGTTTTCGGTCGGGTGGGCTTGGTCGGTCATCGTTTCCGGCTCCGCGTAAATGGATGGACAGCAGCATGAGGATGCACGCCCCTGCATGTGCGAGGTGAGGCAGGCTGGTCTCGTCGTCGAACTCGTCGCGCTCGTGCCAAGCCATAAGGTGGTTCAACGCGGCCCTGTAGAGCTGGCTGTGGTTCACGCCCCGCTCCCAGTTCCTGTCCTCGTACTTGTGCGCGCCATAGGTGAACGCCAGCGCTATCTCGCGCAGGGCATCTGTCGGCAGCAGGTCGAGGCGGTTCTTGAATTTGTCGAATTTCACCCCGGTCTTGCCGAGGTCGTCCATCGAGTTTGCCATCAGATTTTGTCTCCGGGTGCCCACGTTTTGTAGTGGTCGCAGGGGTCGTCGCGGACTTCCTTCAGCTTGTTACAGAACCAAGCGCCCTCGCCTGTCGGCTTCGAGTGGACACAGGTTCGGCACACTGTCTCAGGAGCCAGCCCTTCCCAGCAGGCGTCCCGCTTGGAGCAGAAGCGACAACCAAAAAAGTTGGGGCCATCGTTTGTGATGCGGCGTCCGTCGCCGCTCTCGAGTACGCGCTCAGCCTTGGCGAGCAACCCCTCGTATCGGAACTGATCGAACGCGATGATCTCAGCGTGATAGTCCGACGTGTTCTTGTTGTAGGCGATGAACAGGGCGTTCCGCATGCCACTCGCGCCCATGTAAAACTGGCACTGGTCTGCGTAGTGGCTGTGGCTACTGGCGACGCCGACCTTCACGAACTTCTTCCAGCTCGCGTCGTTCATCGACTTGATCTCTAGCAAGTAGACCTCGCCGTCTGGCCCCTCGACCTTGCCGTCGATGTTCGAGCGAACGTGGCCACCGTGGCTGTGGTAGGCGAACTGGCGACCGTCGGTCCCACGATCCCAAATCTGGAACCCGGCCTTCTTCAGGTCGAAGATCACGTCTTCCTCGATCCTGTGACCGTCACGGAAGATGCGTCGAACTCGAGGTGGGAAATCGTTGTCGGGAAACCCGCGCAGCCCGAAGGCTACGCTGGCATCACAGTCCTTGCCGACCATCGAGCCGCCTATGTACGAGCGGGGTTTGCCCCCGTCTTTGCGTTCATAGGCGGTGTCGATAGCCTGCACGACCTCCTCCGCCCAAGACTGTGAGGTCTTGACCGGAGCAGTTTCGCTGCTCTCAGCCCAAGGCTGGGGAGCCTTGGATGGAGCAATCTCGTCTTCTTCCCAAGGGGCTGACATCAAAACGGGATGTCGTCGTCGAACTTAGCAGCCGAGGCAGACACCTGCGACTGGACTGGCATGACGTTCGCCAGCTCGGGGAACTCGCTGTACTCATTTGACTTGAGCACAACAACCAGCTCTTTGCCGACGTACCAGTCCACGCCCTTGCTCGCGAATTGCTTGGGCGTTGGGTGATCCAAGGCCGTGGCGATCATCAGCATGCGCTTCCGGTTGAACTCGACTTGCTTGGGCTTTTCGGGGTCAAAGCGCATGTTCACAAATGCTGAGCCCTTCTCGTTTTTCAGCCGCATCTTCAGCATTTTGGTTGCGTCGTCGAACATGGCAGTCTCGATGGAGACCTTGTGCATCCCCGGCTTGAGGAGCTCACTGCCCCCAAGCTCGATGCCTTCAGCGTTAAGATCAAAAAAACTCATTCAATCAGTCTCTCTCTACTGTGCTGCCGAGCTCAAGCGGTCGAGCAGCGTGGTTATGTTGGAGCATTCCTCGATTGGCTTCAGGACATTGTGCGGGTCACGCGCTTTGCCGTGGAAGCCGTTGACCTCGTCTGTGATGACGAGGCGACGCACGCGAGGAGCAGTGCCATCTTTTCCGGGGTCCATCTCTTTGGCCCCCGCAAAAACGTAGTCGAACAATGAGGGGACATGCTTCGCCACAGCGTTACCTTTAACGAGCGGCCAATACTGGGTCCGCCCGTCATTATCGGACTCTTCCTTGGCCAGACAGGTAACGAGAACGTGCATGTCGCTCTTGTCTCTGATCCACTTCAAAGCCCCGAGCATGTCGCGGCTGTAGTCTGACCAGATTTCGAACTTGTTCTTATTCCCCTCGTGTTTTTTCTCGAGGTGGTTCAGCAGGCGCTCACTCAGCTCAGTCAGGCTGTCGATGGCACACCATTTGTAGCCGCGTTCTTTGAACTCAGGGGTCTGCATGATCTTCGTGATACCCACGAAGGAGAGCTTGCCTGCCTCGGGGTCGTGCTTGCCGTCCCAACTTGAGAACGGCATGAAGTCGATGTTGCTCGCGCCGAGGGATTTCAGCCCGCCCTCACCTGAAATGATAACACCCGGCCCGAAGTGCTCTTGGTAGTGCATGCACGCTGTGGTCTTGCCCCAACCGTGATGTGCATAGAGCAGGGTCTTAGTCGGCTCGAGCTTGGCGATGTCTTTGGTCGAAAAAATTGGAAGTGTCATTGGCTCTCTCGTTTTTGTCCTTTCCGATTGGAAGAGATTGGACTTGTTTAAAGAGTTAGACTGAGATAGTCAACACCTCTTAAACAACCAATCGGAAAAAAACGATGAGCGACCAACCCATTCTAAACGTGAGAAAGTTAATCGACAGCCTTGGTGGGGCACGAGCCGTGGCCAGCCTCACGGGACGCACACGCGCTGGCGTGTACTATTGGATTAAGAAAAATCGGATTGGATCGGATGATCTGACGGTGATCTGGTCGAAGACCCGGATCGACTGGACCAAGTTCGTAGAGCGAGGTGCCGCCGTATGAGCTGGGATGACATCGCGAACGAACTGACCGAGATGGGCATCAAGGTCATTCCGACCTACCCTGAAGACCATCCGACCAAAAAGAAACAGCCGCGCTTTGCTTGGAAGCGATGGCAAACCGAGTGGCCCGACGAACACCAGCTCGAAGAATGGGCCAAGCAAGCGCCCGACAGCGAGTGGGGCAGTCCAACAGGGGCCGACAGCGGCTACGTCGTCGTGGACATCGACAGCGAAGACCTGCTCGACTCTGCTAAAGCGATGGGTCTATGCACCTCGCCCGTCGTGGCTCGCACCACGAGGGGTTATCATTACTACTACCAGCACCCCGGCGACGGGCCGATCAAGAATAAGGTTGGCTCTGCTGTAGCGCGCAGCGACAAAACGTGGCCCCGCGTCTCCGGGCTCGACTTTAAGGCGGACGGTGGGTACGTGCGGGTGGCACCTAGCGGAAGCGTGCGGTGGCTTTGCACCGTCGATCTCAGCGAGGCACCTGAGTGGCCCGGCTACGCCTTCGAGATGGGTCATTTGCAATACTTCGACAAAGCCGACGCCGCCGAACTTGGGTTTGCCGCGTTGCACGCCATGACACCAGCCGAGGCTTTCATCGACGCTGCCGAGCAGCAGGGTGGCAAGATCAGGGAGGGTGGCCGCAACCAAGCCTTCGCTCGCCTATGCGGCTACCTTGCCAGCGCCGCTAGTGGCCTTACGCTCGCAGAGGCGGAGGCTCGTGCGTACGAACTCGCCGACAAACATCTCGAAGGTTTCGAGCAGGAAGAGGCTGAGCGGACGTGGCAATCCATTGTCGAGATGGAGCAGCGTCAGAACCCTGACCGCTTCGAGACCTCGACGCCGAAGCTGTCGTCTCGTTTTCGGGCGATCACAGCGGCCAACCTCGACGACTACGCAGCCGCCCTGCCCGACCCGCCAAGGCCAATCATCGAACACCTGTTTCAACGTGGCGCTGCCACGCTCGTCAACGGTTACTCGGGATCAGGGAAGTCGAACTTTGTCTTGGGCGCACTCATGGCAGCGTGCGACCCCGACCACCTCAACGAGTTTGTTGGGCCGCTGTTCGTACAGGAGACCCCGAAGGTTCTCTATCTCGACCCGGAGAACAGCGAGTACACGATCATCGACCGGATGCGTTCGATGCGCGGCATGTCTAAATCGGGTGACAACCTGCACGTTTTGCCAGCTCGACTGTTCAACGATGGCGACTGGGAGGATACCGCCTTCGACTTTGCCAATCGAGCCGAGGCGATGGATGAGCTCGTGACCATGGTCAAGCAGGGGCGCTACACGACCGTCGTCATCGACACCGTGCGCTCTCACTTTCCCGGCATGGAGGAGAGCCGTGCTGAGGCGTGGACGGGCTACAATAAGCTCATCATGCGCCTGAAGCGCTTAGGTTGCTCGGTCGTGCTGCTGCACCACACCAACAAGGCAAGAGACGACGGCTTCCAGATCGAGAGTGGGTCAGCTCATCAGCTCACCAACATCGAGACCCAGCTCATCGTTCAGCCCGCCGTGGCGGATGAAGGTCTGGCTCGACGGATGGGTGGACTGTGGATTGACGACGAGAAAAACTATGTGCGGTCGCTCGTGCCGGGTGGCGAGACGCGGGACATCAATCAGGCGATCCTGCTCGACAACGGCATGCTGGGGTCGGATGAAATCCTGCGCAACATCAGCCGCATCACGTTCGGCAAGGTGCGCGACAGGCAGGAGCAGCACAACCACCCGCTGCTCATGGGGCAAGCCTACTCCGTCACAGACGACAGCGTTCGGCTGGTCGGGATGAAAACGCTTCGACAGGTTGTGCATAGGGAGTTTTCCCTAGCACGGGCCGCTGGTCACAGCGACCCGCACAAGGACGTGGCGCGCACTCTAAATCTGCCGCTCGCAGAAGTCCGCCGCACGATGGCGACCATCGGGTTTTAAGACCGTGGACGCCGAGGTCCGAGGTAAACAACTCGGGCCTCGCCAAAAAGTTCTCTGACTTTATCGACCGCATCAGCCGCAACTGGGTCTTTCTCTCGGTTGCGCTGCCGCGCCTGTTCTCGCAGGCGTTCGGCCAATTCACTATCGTGGAGGTTGTGGAGCGCTCGGTCAATCTTTGTCATCGCGCGCGCTCTTCAGAAGTTCAGAAGTTCAGAAGTTCAGAAATTCAGGATCAGATGTTCTGTTGTATCTTTTTTCTGTGCTCACAAGAGCACTGAAAAAAACCACGTTAAACACGATCAACTACTGAAGGAGGAACCTAGCCCGATTTTTTTGTCATGTCAAATCGGATTTTATACGATTGGATTTCGCCCAATGGTTGCGCCTACCTACATGGCCACGGACACTGAATTTCTGAATTGCTGTATTTCTGAATGCCTTGAAGCGGGGCGCTTTTTTGCCCTTGGGGGCAAAGCGCCACGGAAGACTTGTTGACACTGAGCCATAAGGCGCATAAAAGATGTCAACAGATTGGATCGGATAACGATCATGGCTTCCGAGATCAGGCTGACCAAACGGCAGCTCCAGTGGCTCAAGCGCAATCAGTCGAGGAGGTCTTATGCAGAACAAGCCGAACATATGGGCGTCAGTATCGACACCCTCAAGCGCCTTCTCCACAAACATGGCATCCGCCAGTTTGACGGCGCAAAGTACGCCCGTCTCCCGAGCGAAGACGCGCCCCGTTGGAAGCGGCCCTGCCTCAGTTGCGGTTCAACCGAAGAGCGAGAGCGCACGCTCTACATGTGTAGCAAGTGCCGCGCCCGCCTCGGCTACTCGGATTGACCAATCATGGTGAGCGGACGCGGAGCCAAGGCCAAGGGCGACAAGTACGAGCGCGAGCTCGCCGAATACTTCAATCGCGAATGCGGCCTTAACTCGCACCGCACACCGCTCTCAGGCGGCGGACGCAAGGAAGCCCTCGCCGACCTACTCGGCACCCCCGGCATAGCCATCGAGGCCAAGCGCACCGAGAAGGTGAACCTCTCCGACTTCATGGCCCAAGCGACGAAGAACTGCGGCGCTGACCTGCCCGTGGTTATCACCCGCAAGAACCAACAAGCCATCGAGGACAGCTTCGTCTTCATGCAACTCAAGGAATGGATGGACCTGTACCGCGCCTTCCTGACTCAGCAGGGCTACACGCCCAGCGACCAACCACCCGAGACCGACCAAACCACGACCCGAAAGGACACCCCCGCACCATGGGAAGAAAAAAACTAGCACCACTCAAGCTCAGCGAAGACTTATGGGCCGACCCCAGCGAAATTTCTGATGATGACCTCGACGACGCGCAGGAGGACTTCGCCGAAAACGTGGCCGACGCCGTCCGCATCATCGCCGCCGAGAACACTGGGACCGAGCGCGTCCTTGGCGTGGTCATCAGCGTCGTCAGCCTCGACAAAGACAGCCAAGCCACCGACGCCGACACCACGCGCTACATTGCTGGCGCGGCCTGCATCATGCCGCCCGAGTGGGAGAAGTACGAAGCACCCGTTATCGCAGCCGGTGCCAAGTGCATGAGCTCCCTCGCGCACACCACGTTCGGCCAAAGCGACGAGCCAACCGAGACCCCCGGCTACACACCGCCCGACATGATCCATCTCCGCGACACGACCATCGCCCGAGTGGAAGACCTGTTCGAGCTCTTCAGCGAAGGCCCACTGGAAAACGTCCCCGTGATGTTCCCTGCCGTCGTGGCCGACGACCTATGGCGGCAGGCCCGCTTTACGACCGAGGCGTCCATGTTCTGGCCCATCGTGCAGGAGATCACCGAGACCCAGCAGATGCCAGCCATCAGCGACAGCCTCGCCAACTCGATGCTCTCAGCATGGACCGACGACACCAGCTTGACCCTGCAAGCCATGCTCTACGCGAACATGAACCCCGGCACCCTCGACGAGCTCGACCTCAGCGACCAGCTCTTCGATCTCTGCCACCTCGTGTGCAAACAAATCTTCGACGACCTCGAGACCATCGTCCTCGGCGCACCGGAAAAACTGGATGCGTGATGCGTAAGCCCGGACCATCGCGCAAGCCCCGCCGTAGCCGCGCAGGCCGCAAGCCTCTGCGCCCCTCGACCCTCACGGGCGACCGCTGCCACTACTGCGACCGTCTTCTCGTCCTCAGTCAATACGACCAGCCCGACAAGCTCACGCTCGACCACGTCATCCCTCGAGCCCTCGGCGGCACCGGGGAAAACACCGACCACGACAACGTGGTCCTCTGCTGCCTCGCCTGCAATCACGCCAAGGGCGGGCGCACCCCACGAGAGGCCATGGCACTCGGCCTCCTCCCCCACTCAGACCGAGCCATAGAGACCGAGCAGCGCGCAATCACCGCCCTCGGCTCCTCAGTGGACTTGTAGGAACGACCATGTATGCCCGCATCATCCTCAGCGCCCTCGCGCTCACCGCCTCAGCTTCAGCCCCAGCGCTGGCCCAGCACCAGCCCTTCACCTCACCCCCGTGGGAGTGGATGACCGAGCTCAACGCCACCGTAGACCAGCCCGAAGCACCCTTATGGCAATACACACGCGGCGTCATTGCTGGCGTCTCGGCCATGAGCACCCTCGGCCACGGCTCGCCCATCATCTGCATGCCGCACTCGACCTCGAACTTCGACCTGCTCTTCGCCTTCGGCGCGTACTTGATCGACCAAGACATCATCGACGAGCCCTCAGCAATCCTCGAGATCGTGGCCCCTTTGGCCATCGTCTCGGCCTACCCGTGCCCACAAGGACAAGCGCTGTGACAACAGCGTCAGCGGGGGGATGAAACAGGGGCGCACCCAAAGCGTCCGACTGCCTTCTGCCCCGTGCCCACAACGCCGAGCGACTTCTCTCCCCGCTCGGCATGGACCCCGCCGCCTCCTCCTCCCGTTCCTCCCACGGGTGGCGCGGGGTCCAACTCACAAGGCGGCAGCGCCGGATCAACCGATATTCTACGGGGTAGAAACGTCCGATCCTCATAGCAGGCGCTGCCGCCCCACCCCCACGGACGACACCAAGCCCACTCGGCGCTAGTCTCTCTGCACACACAACGCGAGAGCCCCCATGGTAGACGTTCCCATTCCAGCATCCCGGCCCAGCTTCGGCGACAAGGCGTACCAGTCGCCCATCTTCTTTGGCGACCGAGCCGAGCTCCCTTCGTACTTCAAGTCTCAGCGGCGTATCGCCCTCGACTTCAACGCGGGCGGCGGACGTGGCGTAGAGATTATCGTTCCGAACGACCCAACCGAAGCCGAGCTTGCGGCCTCACAGGCCTACGTGCAGGGCGTCAAAGAGTTGATGGAGAAGTATGGCTACGAGAGCTATCCAATCCGCATCTCGGCCTACAAACCCGGCGTCAAGCGCGTCGGCATGGAGAACAAGTCCGGCATCAAGAACACGTTCCACACGGAGCCGTTCTTCGCCGAGGACAAACAGGCGGTAGACATTTTCATGGACCCCGCCTTCCAAGGTGAGTATGCCACCCTCCTCGACAGCACCCTGCGCCAAATCCCCGGCTCAGTCACTATCGCACCTCATGGCGTCGGCAGGGATAAGGGCGCGTCCTTCACACGCGACGGCGAGACGCACACGGAGAACTCCCTCGGCTTCGCCATCCTCGCCCAACTCAACGGCGGTTCAGCGTCACCCATGGAGCTCATGCCCGACACGACGGGCGAGAAATCCTACAGCCGGGAGCTCATGCCCGACATCATCGACGGAGAGATAGAGTACACACGCGAGTACGTTGGCAACCAACCCTCTCAGCGCACAGCGCAACCACAATACGAGGACCGCGTCCTCGTAGACATTCCGCACGAGACCGTCACTGGCCCCGGTAATTTCGCGAACCTCGCACTAGGCGAGGAGGTAGACTTGGGGGAGCAACCCCCCAAGTTCGAGCCCGACATGACCGACAGCTTTGAAAACACCGTGACCACGATGGACTATGTCGTCGGCTTCGAAGACCTGATCCGCCAGCTCGCAGAGCCAACCATCAAAATCCAGTACCGCTCCTAACCCAGCGCCACAGCGTCGAGGACATCCTGCAAAATCCAGCGCATGTCCTTCTCACTCATGGCCTCGATCAACTCGCTCACGGCCTCAAACGTATCGGCTCGAGCGTCATCGCTCTCAATATTGATAGCATTCAATGTCACGTAAAACGCACGGATGTTCTCCGTTCGTTCACGCACGCGGTCGTCAAATTGACACGCCCTCAGCAGTAAATGAACAAAAGCCTTGCCAGTCGTCTCGCGACGGGCAACAAGCAAATTAGCCATTCGAAACAGTCCTTTCGTGGTGGTAATAACGTCGAAGCCTTGGTCGGTCTCGGCGTGGTTGGGACCGACGGGAGCAACACACTCCCGTCGGTTTTTCTTTGGGCGGCGCACATAACGCACCGCCCATAGGCTCGAAGTCGTTCACTCGCGTCAACAAGTTTTCACTCATAGCCTCACGCTCAGCGACGCCAATGCACTCCACAAGCCAATCCTGCCGCTCCACCCAACCATTCAGGCCAGCGGCAGTAATCTCAATCATATCAATGTCTTAGGTTCAACCCAGCAGAACGCAGCCAAACGAAGCGTAATACGCAGCGTACCCCCAGCAGCCCCCTCTCAGCACCACACATTCCCAGTATTATCAGTGGGTTAGCCCCCTTATCCACAGAAATCTGCACTCCACGCCAGTCCATTTGCGCTCCACTTCCTTCATCTTCGGCTCCTCAACAAAGGAGACCGACCAAAATGTATATTCGACGCGCAACTTCCGGCATGTTCCATGTCCGCATCCGAGTCCCAGCCGATGCCCAGCCCTTCCTGCACCGAGCCGAACTGCACTGCTCACTCGGCACAACGAACCGCCGAGAAGCCGAGCACCGGGCCCGCCCCATAATCTCTCGCATGCGCGCCCAAATATTTAAGGCCAGAGCCAAAGCCAACTCCGACAGCTACCGCTCCGAAATCCTCCGGGCTCAGGCCGACAGCCTCAGCCCCTTCGACGCCATCGACGCTCACTTCGAAGCTCACCACCCCCAGCACACGCTGGAACAGCTCCAAGCCTTCATGGCCCAACTTAGCGCCCCAGCCAGCACAGCGCCCAGCGAACCCGCTCGCACCGTGCTCACCGCACTCGGCGACCTCACACCCTTCAGCGCCCTGCTCGAACACAACTCGACCCTGCCGCTCGCTTCCGGCACCATCGCCCAGCGCGCCCGTCACTTCGGCGAGTTCTTAACGCACCAACAATCAGAGGGCCGCTTCTACCTCGAGCACGTCACGCCCACCCATTGGCAATCATGGGCTCGCAGCCTCACCGCCAGCGGCCTGACCAACGTCACAATCCGCCTCAAGCAAACAAACACCCGCTCCGTGATCCGTGACTACTTCGTGGCCAACGAGCGCCCCTTCTCAGCGACCGATTGGGCCAGCATCACGCTGCCCAAGGCACCTCGCACCGAGCAGGTTGCCCGACGTGACGCCAACAGCCCCATCACCATCGACCGATGGCAGCAAATCTACGACGACCAAGTCGCCCACGGGTACACAGGCGAGGCCGACATCTGGTCGCTCGGCCTTCTCACTGGCGCTCGCATCCACGAGATCATCGCCATGACTAGGGACCAGCTCGACCTCACACTCAACGAGTGGCGCATCACGGACAGCAAAACTCTCGCTGGCGTCCGCATGATCCCACTCACTCCCATGGCTCTCGACATTGTCCGCGACCGTCTCTCGACCTCGCCCGACGACCACCTCTTCGAGCAGCGCCCGACACCCGAGGGCACCAGCGTCCTGTGGCGCAGCAGGTGCGACGCCGCCAGAAAAAAAGCGGGTGCCATGACCCGCGTAGAAACGCAGCACAGCACCCGCTCAACTTTCCGCACCCTCTCACCTCGCATGGCCCCGACCTCAACCCCAGCGGGGGTCATCGAGGCCATCATGGGTCACGAGATCAAGGGTGCCATCTCATCAGCCACGAAGCATTACCTTCGTGCCTTTGAGCCGGACGCCCACGCCTTCATGGCGAACTGGCGTCCAGCCATCAGCATCAGGCAATGCCCAGCCTCGCAGCAGCCTCACGATCCAAGCTCGTGACCTGCACGTAACGCTGCACCAATCCCAGATTGGTGTGGCCCAACAGGTCAGCAATCGTCGTCGCGTTCACACCTGCCCGACCCATCCGGGTCGCAAAGGTGTGGCGCAAATCCGTCCACTGCAAGTCAGCCAGCCCAGCAAGCGCCTTGTACGCCTCCCACTGGCTCGCCAGATTGGTCCGGCTCCACGCCATCCCGCTCGGACAACGGAACATCTCGTCCCGGCCAAACAGCTTCACGCGCCCCAGCAGGTCATCCATGACAGCAT